TCACCCGCCCTTCACCACGCCAAACCTCTCCCTTGCCAGCGCCGCGCCGCGCGGCCGCAGCCGCATCGGCTCCGGCAGGTCTTGAACCGGCGCCGGCGTCTCCGGGGGCCTGGGCACATGCCATTCGACATCGATCCGCGCGGTGCCGCAGCGCGGGCATTTGAGCTTGGCGGGGACATGGGCCAAGGGAAAATCATCGCCCAGCAATGCTATGAGCGACAGGATATCGAGGCGGATCGCCTCGGGGCAGCTGTCGGCCGCTTTCAGGCCCGCCATCTTGCGGTGGCAAGTGAGATAGACCTGCCAATCGCCCATGCGCGCGTGGTGAAGCCGGGCCCAGGTCCAGACCTCCGTTTCTTCCACCCTAACGCTGCACCCATGGCCGCCTTCGAGCGAAGCCAGGTTGCATCCCCTCTGCGCGGCCACCTGCCGCGCGCATTCGGCAAGGGTAATGTCGCCGCCGAATCGGCGCTGCATGGCGTGCCGCTCGACCACGGCCGAACGGCGGCAGCGCGTGCATTCGATGCGCCAGTTCTCCGGGCGATAGGCCCCGATCGTTATGGTGCGCGGGTCGAAAGGCATAACCGGCCCGCGATTACGGCTGCTCGAAGATCAGCTCATCCCGGCCGGTGACAATGACCAGGCTGCTGGGCAGCGACAGTTGCAGCTCGCCGGTGGCCGGCTCATAGATCGAGAACCGGAACCCCAGCGCCCGCATCTCGGCGGCCTCATCCGGCGTCGGCTGGATGTTGCGGCCTTTTCGGCCTTTCAACGTCGTTTTGAAAGTGAGCATGCTTGCCTCGCGCTCATGTTTGTTCTTATTGTGTTCTCGTTCCGAGAGGCAACGCGAGTCAAGATGGGAGCCGATCACATGCACACCAGTTCCTATACCACCGAAAACGGCTCGACCGGCCAGCCGCACATCCCGAAGCCGACGAAGCTCATCGTCCTGATGGCCTTTGCCCGCGACGAAGAGGGTGAGCTACAGCCCGCTTTCGAGCCGCGCGAGATGCAGAGCGAAAGCGCGGCCAAAACGCAGGCCCGCCTTCTGGCGGCCTCGGGAAAATATCAGGGCGTCATTGCCTGGTGGCGCTCGGCCGATCTGGTCAATGGCGAATTCGGCGACCCCGTGACCATTCATGAATGGGGCCAGGTGCCGGAGATGGAATAGCCAACCAAAGAAAGTCCATCACCACGATATAGCGCTTGCAACTACACATTCAATGTGGGATAAGTATTCATCAGCAACGGGGCAGCGCCCCACTCGATGGAGACGAAAGATGACCAAGACCGAAGCGCTCAAGGCTGTGTTTGGCGACGTGCGAGAAAGCCTTGCTTCGTGGAACGGCGACGATGAGAGCATCTACAGCTTCTATCGCTGGTTCGTTCAGGACGCCGCCGCTGCCGGAAAGTTGAATGTCAAGGTTGCCTCGCCCGCCGAGGACCTCCGGGGTGCCTTGAGCAGCGCATCGCGCGCCGCCCAGCAGTTCGGCGCCACCAAGGCTCAGATCGACTTCATCGTCTCGCTCGCCATCAAGAATAACGACTTCAACGTTCTGTCAGGCGGCCGCCTGACCAAGACGGATGCCTCCCACATCATCGATGCGATGAAGGCTTGAGGCAACCGACATGGCCAACCTACAACTCGAAACCGCCCTTGCCGCCTACCGCGCCGGCAAGGCGTGGATCAACGAAGCCGCATCGCGCCGGCCCGAAGGCGCGCCACGCGCCGCCTGGCTGGCAGAACAGCCGCGCCCCAGCATCGTCGCATCCTGGCCGGTTACGAAGGATGGCAAGAAGCTGGTCGCCCTGGTTAACCTTGATACCTTCGCTGCCCTGCGCATCCTTGAGGATAAGGATGGCGCTCGGATCGTTGACAACATCGACTTACGCCAGCCTGACGCGCAAAAAAGGTTGGACGAATACGAGCTGCGCCCCGATCCTGGCGCTGAGATCATCATCGCCAAGACCCGGCTTGGCGAGATGTGGGGCCTCTCGCGCGCCCTGCATAATTTTGAGCTTGCCCGCGCTTTGCGCCTCGGTGGCCGCGATCCGGGCAGATCGGTGCAGGACTGGATCACGGGAAAAACCAAAGTCACAGGCCCGGTGCAGGTCGCAATCGAAATGATGCTTGCCGGGGCCATGCCGCCCGACCCGCTGGACACAATCATTGGGCGTCGGGGCTGAACGAAAAAGCCAGCTCCGGAGAGCTGGCTTTATTTGGTGGCTAAGCACCGAAGCGCCGCGCCGTGTTAACAGGCCCCACAGGACCGGCAACTACCACAGAGCGTCCCGACAGCTGAGACGGTCTTTTTGTAGCGCTACGCGCCTTGCCCAGCAATCCTATCCCGTTGAACCCGAAACGATCTCAAAGTAAAAAAGTTGCTGCCCTGCAAATGGCTGCTTTCTGAACTGCTGGAACGGCCCCGCGAGCAATGCTCGGGGGGTCGTTTTGTTGGGCAATGTCGCGGCAACTAACTCTTTGTCCCCTTGCCCCTGATCCGATCCCAGAGCGCCATTGGGTCCTTGCTGACCAGCGCCCACCAGATGATGAGGTTGCGCCCGGAGATGCCGAGCACACCGGCAATGGCGTGCGACCAATCACCGGGCAGGTTGAGGTTGGCGACGATAGGATCGGTAGCCAGAACGGCCACGGCCATGCCGGACACCACAGCCAGGATGCCGGTGACCAGATTATGCCGGCGGATATCGAGCAGCACGGCCAGAACCGCCATAATGCCCGAGGCGACCAGGGTGGTGACCTTGACGCCCAAAAAGGTCTGAACAGGGTCGGTCATCGATTTTTCCCCGAGAGCACCGCGGTGAGCAGCTTCCCGCCCAGGTCTGAAAGGGCCTTGGCGCCGAAATAGAAACCGATGATGGTCAGAACAATGCCATTGACGATGGAGCCCGGGTCGGGCGTTACGCCCAGCCCCAGCACAGTGTCCCATACCAACAGTTTGCCCACGACAATGGTGGCGCAATAGGCCATCAGCGACCGAGGAGAATACCAGCGGTCGCTCTGGGCCGCCTCCCGCGCCAGGGTGATCTGTCCTTGGTAAAACGCGATCTGCTGCTCGGCCGCCAGCCGCTCGGCATCGTTCTGGGCGCTGAGCTTAGCCCGATAGGCTTCCAGCAGCGGATCGGTGAATTGCTTCACCACGCCGCCGCCCAGCCATTTGAGGATAGCTTGCAGCATCAACGCCTCCGCGACCGGCTGACGCTGGCCTCCACGTCGTCAGCACGCACGGCGACCCGGGGGCGCATCCAGACATTGATGATGAACACCGCCGCGATCACGTAGGGCAAGTATTGGGGCGGAATGATCGCCTGCACTTCGGGCGCGCCGAGCAGCGGCGCCGCGAGCACGAGAAACGCACCGATCCCATTGAAGAGGCGGGTGCGCCACCGGACGAGAAAATCCCAAACCTTGTTCATGGCTTTTCCTTTCTGATGCGCATGAAAAAGGCCGCAATCGCGGCCAGGAGAATGGAAAGGAGCGTCTCGGGCGGCTCGGGCAGCGGCACCGTCGGAACGGGCTCCAGCTGCCCAGCCGGCGCGCCGGGAGACCACCCCGCCTTCAGCGCCACCTCGAATTTTTGAGCATAGCCCGCGATCATCGACCCGAAGGTCTTGCCGTCGGCCGACTTCGTGCCGGCGTCGGCGTTGATCGTCGCCCGCGCGCTCACATAGTCGGGGACGCCAGGCGCCAGCGCCTTGCCGGTGAACTTGCCCCGCACCATGCCGATGACCAGCGCCGCCGCGCCGATGTCCGCCTGCAACGCGAGGTCGGGCTGGCCGGCGAGGTCGACACCCAGCTCCTTGCCAAACCAGACGTAGTGGTCGTACCCGGTCAGCATCGGGAGCCCCCTGCCCCGAAAATCCCAGCCATCATTGCTGCCGGGACGATTGCCCAGCCGGCCATTATAGACCTTGTTGGCCAGCGCGACGGGGCGGCGCACATAGGCCTTGGCCGTTTCCAGCGTGAACCGCTTCGGCCACACCGCCACGATCCGCGCTGCCGAGGTGTAGTTGAGGTTTTCGACGCGCGGGCCGAACTGGCGGCCCGTTTCGTGGTGCGCCGTGGCCATAATATATGCCAGCTTGCGCCGGTCCCCATCGCCATGTTTTTCGAAGGCGGCCGCAATGGCATTGAGGCCTTCGACCTGCGCATTTGTCAGCTTGCCGCCATAGAGCGTTGCGCGCACGGCCGCGAAGAACCGTTCGTTAAGGGCCATATCGGCCTCCTGTGATGGTGAAAAAAGATTGGGCTAGCTCAGCGCCCACACGCTCGTGTCGCTGAGCGGGCCACCCAGCATGTAGACCTCACCCTTGTGCACACACGCGCTCATAGCGTGGCGCGCGGCCCATGGAGCTGGCGACAAGTTGCGCCAGCTCACGCCATCCTTTGAGGCGATGACGAACTGACTATTGGTGTTCGCCCCGTCCACACCGCCGATGCTCACGATATGATCTTTGAAGGCAACCACGGCATTGTAGCGAAGCGCTCCGACCGGAAGCGTGCTTTCGTAGGTCCATGTAATGAGGTCGGGAGATGAGAATGCAGTGTCATAGAAGGTGTCAGGCCAACCCTCCGTGGCGTATCGACCTCCTCCAATCATCCAGAATTTCCCGTTCACGAACGGCACTCCGATGACTGTGCTCATCGGGCCAAAGGAGAGTGCGTTGGTTTCGAGGCTCCAAGTCGCGCCTTCGTCGGCGGATGACCACACATCAGTGTAGTGCTTCGGCGTCATGCCAACCGGGTCTGAGACCGGGAAATCGTCCCACGTTTGACCAGCAATTACCCAGATTTTGCCGTTGTGGCTGGCAACCTGATGCAGCACGCGCTTGCCCCATGGTGTTGTTGCCGCCTTCTGAACCCAGCCGTTCACATCGTCATAGGCCCAGACATCACGCTGATAGTGACCAAGCTGGTTGTCGCCGCCGATGACGAAGAATTTGCCGTTATGGTCGAGCCATCCAGCCGAGTGCCGCGCCTCCCATGGCGCGTCCGCAAGTTGCACCCAGGTCTTGCCGTCGTCGGCCGATCGCCAGTGCTCGTTGCGCACATACGGGTTCCACGCAATCGGGTTCCAGCCACCGACCATGTGGAGATTTCCACCCATGGAAAACAGGCCGGCGCCGTCGCGGCCATCCCAGCTATTCGACGCCGAAACCAGGCGCCATCTGCCCAATAACTCGTCGCTAGGGAGGTTCTCCTGTATCTTCGGCCGTCAGCGTCGCCCCCACGGTGCCCCCCATGCTGGCGCCACTCACATTCAGCCGCATGGAGCCACCGCCTGCGCCAACCCTTATCCTGTAGATATGCGGCAAGGTGTCTCCCGGCACCCATTCGTACCGCAAGAACAGTGGCGTGAGATATCCGATGCCGCCGGGCGCAGGGGGCGGATTTACGGGGAGCGATGTCGCTCGAGCCGTTGTTTCGCTGTCGACCAGCAGGATCGCCAGCAACGCACTGTCGCTGGATGCGTGCGATCCAGATGCGTGGAATTCAACCACGACCTTGCTGGTCGCGCTGTTTGCCGCAAATTCAACCGTCTGGATTTCTGTGCCCATGGACGACGTCGGCGTGCTGTTGCCTAATGTTATCGGGTTGGTGAGCAGTGCATCGGACGTGTAGAGCGGTGCTGACTTGCTGCGCGGCCCAAGGAATTTGCGCGCTTGGGCAGCCGTCAAATCCTGCGGCGCACCCGATCCATCCCCAGACGACCTGCCCTTGACAGTTGCCTCCGCCATATCGGCCAGCTTTGCATTGCCGACGCTCCCGTCAGCAGGTTCCAGCTCCGCCAGCGTCTTGCCGCTGTCCTCGATCTCCTTGCCGGTGCCATCTTTGAAAACGGCAATCCGACCTGCAACCGAAGAGACCGGCCCCTTCACGTCGCCGGTGCCGGCCCCGTCCTCCCCGGCACGCGCCAGCAACTGCCACCATGCATTGCTGGTTGTGGGCAAGACAGGCGGGGCATTGCCGGTGGTTGTTTGCAGCGCTGCCCAGGTGGAGCCGTGGTCAAGGACGGAATCCCCTTCGTCATATTCGGCTTCGTCGTCATAGGAACCGCGCGGCGTGATGCCGCGCGGCCCGATCGGCCCCATATCGCCAATGTCGCCCTTGTCCCCCTTTCGCCCCTCGAAGGGCAGAGCGGGCGACCAGTCGGCCGAGGCGGCGCTGCGCTTCTGGAACAGCACGGAGGTGGTGATTTCGTCGCCATCCCCATCCACCGACGCATAGATGAAGCCGGCCGGCGCGTCGTCAAAGCCGGCGCGTTCCGCAAAGGGACCGGTGCGGCCGATCTCGATGCCCTCCCCCAAAATGACCCATTCCACCCCCACGGGCTCTTCGGCCAGGGCGCCTGAGCTGCCGACAAAGACCACCGTGATCCTGCGATAGCCCGGCGTGGCGTCGGGCGTGCTGCTGATCTGGAAGGCGGCATAGGCGGTGCTGGCGAGCGAGCGGACGATCAGCACCGTGCCGGCCTTCCAGAGCCCGAGAAGCCCGGTCACGTCCCGCCCGCCCTCATTGGCGTCGAGCACGTCGAAATAGATCTCGGTCACGTCGTCGGGCACGCCGGCATTGAAGGCCATCCGGCCCGGGCCGGGATCATTGTCGCCGGTGACGCCGATGAGGTTGAAGAACAGCCCGCGCCCATTGGCATCGAGCGTGGACAACTCCTGGATGACCCGCGCCGTGCGCGCATTGAGCGTGGCGACCTGCGTTTCGGCGGCAGCGGCGGCGTTGATCGCCGTTGCCAGTCCCGAGCCACCGGCCCCGGCATGCGGCAGCAGCAGCGAAAAGGTCGTGGTGCTGGATCGCTCGGCGATAAAATTGGCGCAGCCTTCGATGACCACCGCGCTGCCTGCCGGCGCCGTGATTTCGGAAAGCACCACATCGTCATCGCCCAGCCAGGCGGTAACGGCGGTTTCGCCATTGGCAACGGTGACCGTGCCGGTCGAAAGCCTCATCTGTCGCTCCTAAATCTTGATGTATCCGGGTGTGACCGTCACGGTCCCACGCCACAAAGATGCGTAGTTGGTCGGGTCGGAGAGCGAGCAGGCATTGGGGCCGCCGCGCCTCTTGTCGATATGCCCGCCGGTGCGCTGGTCGATCTGATAGGCGGGCCATGCGCTGGGATTGCCGCCATAGGTGAAGCCAGAGCGGTAGCCGCCCGAGCCGGTGCTGTTGTTGTTGCCGGAATTCCAGGGCACGCGCTGGCCCTCATTGGCCACGGACTGCTTGCGGCGCAGATAGACAGCGTTGCCCACGCGCTCGAAAGCGAACATGCGAACGATTGGCCCAATCCCCTCGATCAGAGCCGAATTGCCGTCGGGCATGTGCTTGCCGCTGCCCAAGAGGGCTGGAATTTCAGATAGGGGCATGACCGGGGAAGGCGCGACGATCCGCGATATGACCATCTCGATCTCAAAGTAATTGGCCATCGCGGGAAGGTCGCACACGAAGCTCAACCCGCTATCCCACTCCTGCGGATCGATGCTGACCCAGGACACGCAGGCCGAATAATCAAAGCCGCTGACCGTCGCAAAGGTGAAACCATAGGCGTTCGACTTCGTGAAATCGGGAAAGGTGATGTCGAAATTGGTCAGCGTCACCGCTGCTTCGGGCAGCAGGAGCGCCGGCCGGCGCGTATTGGCCCAGACCACGTGGTCCCCCTGAGTGTGGGTGATCGCGCCATTGCTTCCACTTACCCGGCCCATCAGATGCCCACCGATACGAAAGAAGGCGCCGGCATGGCGCCGTTGTATCGAGGCTCGCTGGTCACTACGCCCCCGCTGGCCGAGCGCGCCCCACCATTCCTGATGTCGATGGTCGGCCCAAGGTTAAGGGCAAAGGGCGTCTCACCGGCCCCCGTGCGCCGCAGATAGTGGCGCTTGGTGTCGATGATGCCCCGAGCCAGCTGCATGTCGTCGTCCTGCCCGCTCCACATGGGCAGGCTGGGCGACGGCGGGCGGGTCGCAAAGACCATGACGCGATAGGTCCTGGCGACCGTCGCCAGGTCGATATCGGTGGAGACCGCCGATTCCCGCAGATAGATGCCGCCCGCCGTTGCGAACACGGAAATGCGCCGGTGCCCGCCCCGGCTGTCCTGCTGCACGATGAACCCGTCAGGCACCCTTCGCCCATCGATCGAGACCATGAATTTGGGCACATAGCCCAGGCCGTGGCTGAACAGCAGGATATCGCTTGTCCGCTGGTCACCCTGCACCAAAAAGCCGATAGAGGAGTCAGTGGGCGGGAAAGGCCCGATGCTGCCCCCGCCCGTGCTGACCACATAATAGGTGTTCTTTGTTGCGAGCGCCGTATGCGTGACCGGAACATCCACCGGCCCTGCCGCCAGCTCGTATTGAAAGCAGCGCTGATGCCAGATGATCTTGTCCAGATGTTCCGCCGGCGACTTTGCCGGCGCATTGCGCGGCGCATCGATATCGTGCAGGGAGCCGCCGCCGTCCGCCTCTTCGAAGCAGGCGACGACATTGGCGCCGGAAAAGCCACGATGAACCGCCATCAGCTTGCTCCGAAATTGTAGTCGCCAGACGCGCCGTCCATGACGATGGTTTCGCCATCGAGGGACGCCAGGTGCTCGAAGCGCAGGGCGGTGACCCGCACAAAGCCGGCTTCGATGGCAAACGGCTGCGTGACGACCTCGCCGTCGGTGGCGAGGAAATACATCCGGTCGGCCATCATTCCGATCCAGCTATCGGCGGTGCCGCCGACAAGGTCGCGCTCGGCGCCCAGCACGAAGGCCGCCTCGGCTGGGAAGGCATCGCCGGCATCAGCGCGGGCCTTGAACAGGATTTCCGCCCTGGCCGATTCCGGATCGATACGGGCCTCGATCTTGATGAGGCCGCCCGCCATCACGTCATTGAGCTGGGCCATGACCTCGACCTGGAAGGCGGCGAAGGCCGCGTTCAGTTCGGCAATCGCCCGCTGGGTGACGGCGACAGCGGCGAGGCTGGCCCCATTCTGGGCTTTCAGCAGTTTGAAGTTTTCCCGAAGATTGGCCTGGTCGGTCAACGCCGCCGCCTCGGCCGCCGCCATGCGCTGCTCATACTCAGCCAGCCGGTCGGCCAGAGAGCCGGTACCAGGCCCGACCAGATAACCGCGCTCGTTGCGCAGCTCCTGGCCGAGCTTTTGCGGCGTGATCGAGCCATCCGCCACCTCGGCCGGCACCTCCTGCGGCCCCGTGGTGAATTCGCCTTCATTGGTCCAGACGCAGGCGCGGCCGTCGGAGCGGATCGGGATGGCCTTGCGGTGATATTTGGTGAGCGGCTGGAGTGGGCCGAACACCAGGTTCGATTGCAGCCGGGACGAAGCGAAGAAATCCTGCTTGTCGTTGGCCTCGGTGCCGCCATCGGGCCAGATGCGGATCATCACCTGTTCGACATTCGGGTCGGTGATCGGCGTCCAGCTCGCCTTGGCGTGCGGGTGGATGGCCCCGCCGCCGGCACGCTGATAGGCGGTCACCGTCAGCCCCGAAACAGCGATCGTGCGGCTGGGATCGGCGGGGCCGGTGCCCGGTCCGCTCGGCAGCACCACGAAGCTGTCACCGCTCGCCGGCACAATAGCGTTGTTCCACTCGCTGAAAGTGAGCGTGGCGCCGACGACCTTGCCATCCTGCATCGCGCGCTCGGCCTTCTCCACCACCATGAGCGTCGGCCCCCATTCGCAATCTCGGATGACCGGGTCGCCGGGCTCCAGCACCAGGGCGATGGGCGTAAAGGTCTCGACCCGCGTTGCCGGGTAGAACTGCCGGCGCAGCGCGATCTCGGCGCGGAGCTGGGCGCGCTCCTGCAAGCTCTCGTAACGCTGATCCAGCGCCGCCGCGCGCCGGCCGCCGATCAGGCTTTCCAGATCGGCATCGATGCGTGGGGTGAATGGCGCGTCCGTCCAACCGAGGTCATGGCTGATGAACTGGCCGTGCCACATCGTCTTTTTCTGGCTGACCGAACCTTTTCGGTCCACGCGGATCGGCTGGCCGGAGAGGCGATCTCCATCTTTCAGCGTGAGCACCGGCACCATCTGCTGCGCCGGCAAGGGCACGTCCGCCCCGCCCCGCTTGAAGCTGGAGCCGCAATAGCTGTCATCCAGCTCGCGCAGCACGGCGAGCTTTTCTTCGTCATCGGATATCGAGCGCCCGAACTCGAAGATCGGGAACGTCTTGCCCGAGACCGGATCGTAAAAGCTTTCATCGCAGCGATTGGCCGCGGCGGTATAGCCCGCCATATCGCAGGCATGGGCCGAGAAGCCTTGCCCCAGAACCCGCACGCCATTGACATAGATGCCGCGCCGGAAATTGTACCGGATGACGGCCGGGTTCTTGCTGAAGACATAGGTCGAGACGTCGCCCCAGAGCGCGCCGGGCACGCGCCAGTCGAAAAGCCGCAGGCCGCGCCACACGGAGCCGAAGCGCGGCACCGAATTGCCGAAGAGGTCGGCATTGTACCGGGCGGTGACGATCATGTAGGCGCAGCCGGTCATGCGATGCGCGGCCGTCCAGCGCCCCGCCGGGTTGGACAGCGCCACAAGCTGCGGGTCGGCGGACTGGCCGGGCGCGCCCGTGTAATATTTCACCCAGAGATAGGGCGAGCCGCCGACGACATAGTCATCGACCGTGCGGCCGAAAGGATCGGCGTTGGAGCCGGAGAGGCTGCGCGGCTGCTCATCGACAAGAAAATGCTCGAGCCCGTCATGCCAGCCATGGCCGACCTTGATGGTGAATTGGATATATTCGTTGTCCGGCCCGTATTCGTTGACGTAGAGCAGTTGCCCCGCTGCCCGGCCGAGACCGAACACCCCCGAAACAGCGACGCCTTCGCCCACCTCGAGCTCGAAGGTCAGCCCCCTCGACGATGTCACCTGCTGGGTGGACTGGCGCTTGGGCCGGATCAGGCTCGATAGCAGCGAGGCGCCGACACCGATAACCAGGTTCAGCGCAATATTACCGAGGATCGGGGCGACCTGGGGCATCAATAGGCTCCAATGGCAAAGGCGCGCTTCAGCGTGGCCGTGGGCACATAGATCGGCCCGCGCGCGCTTTTCCCCACAGCCATGGCGCCCATGACCACGAAGCTGGTCAGCCAGGGACGGCCCTCGACATCCTGCGCCAGCACCCCGCAATCGCCACGGCGGGCGAGCAGCTTGGGGATTTCCGGGAAGACCGCCGCCAAGGCATCTTCCACAGTCTCGAAGCCCGCACGCCTCATGGCCAGCAGGGCGCCCGCCTCGCTGCGATGGCGCCGGAAACCCTTCATCGGATCAACGCCCGTCATCGCCAGGCACAGCTCGGCCGGAGCCGCCAGGCAATGCGCCTCTGGGGTCCAGGCAAACGGCGTGGCGACGTGCCGCGCCATGATGGCCACAAAGCTTCGCTCCCACCCGGGCTTGCGCGCCGGAATGTTCGGTAGTGTTCGGGTCATTGAGTTTCCCTGATTAAGCCCAGGCCCTCAGCGGGCTCTCCGGCTCTGGCGCAATGATGATGTCCACCGGCACCAGCCCGACTAACCCCATATCGACCACCCGAAGGTTGGCGTGGAATGCGGGATCACCTGCCCTGAGCATATCGCCCGGAGCGTCGTCCTCACCCTCATCAAAAATAGGCGGGATCGGCCCGATGACGGAAAGCGAAAAGGCGGGCGCGTCACCGATCCATTCGGCGGCCGCTTCATCCCAGAGCCAGGGGCAGGCCGCGCGCAAGGCCTCGGCTGTGTCGGCGCGCAGATAGATATCGATCATGATGCAACGCCCGTAATCGATCTGACCGGCCGCCCATCGATTCCGGCCAGCGGGACCGGGTCAGCCGCATTCCAGCCGAGCACGGCAATCTCCATGTCGTCCGCGAGCAGAATATGGAGAGCATGATTGCCGGCCAGGCCTTCTACGAAGATCTGGTCGGCGGCGACGGCCACCTGGGCGGATGGCTCTCCAAACACCCATTCTGCGGGACCGCTGGTGACCTGCGCGCCCAGCGCGTCGACATATTCACCCGCGACGGTGCTGCCCGGCCCTATACTGAGACGCCAGTCCGACTGCGTGGCGACAGGGGTAAACGTTGCGGCAACTTCATAGAGGCCATCGCCAAGATGGCGGTTCTGGATGTTGGAAAAAAAGCCGGCCTGCGATTGAGTTTGTGCGAGAGCCCCAACATTGCCCGACAACAGGCTCTGCATCGCCAGAGCCCCCGACCGAACATAAATCCGCGTTGTCGGCGAGGTGCCGGCGCGATACCGCGCAAGAACGGAAACCGGAGCATTGACCGTCATCGAGAACAATCCCGACTGGCGGCGATCCGTTGCCGCACCGCCGCTCTCGATCCGGCAAGGAATGAAAAACCCTTCTGGATCGAGTTCTGTGAATGCAATCGAACCCGAAGAATTCCACGGCGACGCTCCGACCCTGCCGGGCGCCAGCGACAACCGCGTCCGTGCCGGCGCCAGCACAGCGCCCAGCCCATTAAAACGCGCGAGCTGGTCGATCTCGAATTCATGGATCTCGCCCGTCGCGTCCCGCGCCCATGTCTTCGTATGGCGCACAAGTTGCGGCAGCGCGCCAAAACTGCGCCCCTCGCGGAAATCGAAATAAAAGGCAGCTTCCGCAGGGATGCCGAGCGCGGCGATGATCGCATTGATCTTGCCTCGGCAGGAGAGGCGGCTTTCCAGGTTCGAGAGGCGCGGCACCGCAAGCGCATCCGCCATCGTGTTGAGGCGGGCGAGGGCGTCGCCATTGGTCTCGAAGCCGGCCGAGGCCCCGGGACCGAACCAATAGTCCACAGCCGCCTCGACCTTGCCCCACCACGGCCCGCCATTCTCGATTGCTCCAATACCCATCACGCAGCGCCCTCCACCCGACCCCAATTGATCTTCTGCATCTGGCGCACCGTCGTGCCGACATGCTCGAAGGCTCGGTCGTCCGGATCGATCAGTGCCTGGAAGGCTGCATTGGCGGTTTTGCCCTCGATGTCGCGCTGCGTGATGTCGGGCTCCTCGAGCATCAGCACCCGCACCGGATTGCCATCGGCATCCCATTCCAGGGGCATGCTGTCCAATTCCCGAATAGCCACCTGTTCCCGATAGACGGGCAGCCCGCCCGAGCCGATCCAGAAGACCGAGGCCACGGCCAAGCGCCCCTGCCAGGGCTCTTCATCAATTGTCGCCCGGACGCCATCGTCAAAGACGTTCACCGGAATGTCGGAGCCCTCTTCCAGATAGGTTTCCAGCACCCGCACGACGATGGCGCGGCTTTCCGGCCCAAGGGTGCTCTCGGGCAATTCGAGGCCGACCAGGGCGCCGCCACCATAAAACACAGGGTCGGGATAAGGCTCGGCGCGCCAGGGAACATCGTTCCGCCAATAGCCGGCGTCGCTCCAGACATCCCCGAGCGGGTCGGGACCGACCTGCCAGGGCGGCAGCAACCCCTCGATATCGTCCCAGACGAAGGCGCCGCGCATGCCGATCACCATGCGCACCACGCCACTGTCCAGCACCAGCTCGACAGCATCCCGATATTCGACCAGACCCGCAGCCAGGTCGTCCAGCAGCTCGGGCGAGAAGGGCTTCACCGCAGAGCCTCCATGACCTCGAAGCTGATGGAGGACGGATTAGCTACTTCTGCGGCATCCCAGCTTCCCGGTACGATCATGAAGCGCATTTTCGGCTCCTTGAGCGCAACGATGGCGCCCGGTGCCAGGACGCCGATTGGCAGGCGCGGCGTAACCGGGACGGCCTGGCTGATCGCACTGGAGACCAATGTGTCGACCGCCACCCAGCGATGCACCACGATATCGCCCTGATAGACCGCTAGCCGGTCGCCCCGACGCAATTGCACCCCAGAGGGAATATCGGCCACGGTCAGGGTGCGGAGGTCAGGGGCGTCCAGAAGCGTTCCGTCCCCAATCATCGGCCATCCACCAGAGCGGTAGGATCGAGGGAGTGTGTGACGGGGGTGAACGAAATCCACTCGCATATTGAGATCGCAGCACCGGATCAGCCACGCAAGAAAATCTGCGTGCTGGTTGTCCGCCCCGAACACGTCGAGCAATTGTGTGGTCATTGTGCCGCGCCAATAGGGATCGCTGTTGCGAGACGTGACGACGAGCCCGCCTTGCGAACGCGCAAAGGCAGTCCCCAACGCTGGCGTTACGTCCAGATCGGTGAAGGCATAGGCCGGCATGTTTTCGGGCATGAACTATAACCCCAAGGCTCCAGGAGCCGCCCGCCGCCGCTTGTCGGCAAAGCTGTCTCCAAGCCTGCTATCGTAGGCCTTCAGCCCGGTTTCCACGCCCTCGGCTACCATCTGGCGCACCTCGGCGTTACCGCGGGCGCCGCTCACCGTGACGTTGATATTGATGTTGCGCGGAGCATTGTCGTTGCTCTGGTTCTGGTTTGCTGCAGGCGGCGCATAGGATCGACCATAGTGATCGCTGACCGTCTCTTGCGGGTGCAGAAGGGCCAGGAACCCGCCCTGCCCGTCCAGCCCACCCGTGCGCGCGCCATAGCCGGTATCACCGCCGCCGGCGAACGACGGCAGGCCGAAGATGCCCGGGCGCCCAAAGCTGCCAGCAACACCCCACCCGCCGCCGAGGCCGCCTCCAACCCCACCGGTAAAGGCGCCGAAGATCATGTCCCAGATGCCGTCGACCGCCATGGACAGCGCCCGATCGGCGATGCGGTCGAGGGCGTTGACACCGGCATTGGCAAAACTCTCCCAGAAATCCTCGCCGGTGCGCAGGCTGGCTGCCAGCCCGAGAACGAACCCGCTGACCGTCGATTTGTAGAAACTCAGTTGTTCGTCTGCCTTGCGGCGCGCTTCGGCGGCCTTTTCCAGCGCCGTGGTTTCGCGCGCATATTCGGCCGAGAGCTGGCTGATCTGGCCGGTCACTTCCGAGGTGATCGGAATGCCGGCCTGTTTGGCCTGGTTGAGCAGATCGAACGCGGCCTTCTGCCGCTCGATCTCATAGGTCGATTGCCCCAGCAGCTCGCGCTCCAGCCTCTGGCTGGCAATACGCTGCTGCATGTTTTCCAAAGAAGTACCCCACTGGTCATAGGGCTGCTGGGCGTCCCGCGCTGCACGCGCGCCCGATTTTGCATTCGCTTCCGCTTCCTGCCGGGCGATACCCGCCATCACATCGGAAAATTTCCGCTCAGCCGCAACGACCAGAATGCGATCCGTGGCGTCCTTTCTGGCCTTGTCGAGCGCCGCCTGGGCATCGGCGCGAGCGCGGTCGAAAGAGCTGCGGAAATCCGGCATCAGATCATCCAGCGACTTGATGGCGCTGTTGTAGCCCTCCATCTGGATGCTGATCTTGGTGGTCACGCTGCTGGGCAAGGCGTCGAGCGATGCGCCAAGGCTGTCCACCATGGCCTTGCCCTCGCGCGCCTGGTTGACCACCATGAGCAGCGCATCGGCGATAGCGACGACATTGTCATCGGCCCCGCTGTTCTTGATAAGCGTCAGCGTGGTGTGCAGCATGTCGAATTCCGCCGCCGTAGTGCGCGAGGACAGCCCGGCTTCATCGACGATATCGAAGACCCGCTGCATTTGACTGATGAGGACTGGATCGCCATAGGCTTGCGGCATCAGATCGATAGTTACGCTTTTCCAATCTGCCTGCACCTGCCGCACACGTTCGAGATCACCCTCGTAACGTCGCAGCGCATCGTCTCGAAATACCGTCAGATCAGACATCAGCGACGCTTCCGGCAGGCTGGTTTGCTGGCTGAGCACCGCATCGGCCGCCTCCCGGGCCGCCGCATATCCGTCGAGCAGCCGATCCAGCTCCTCCCTATGCGCTTCGAGCCGGCCCACCGCGTCGTCATTGGCATTGGACAGGTTCATGAACGCCTGGATGCCCAGCGCCGTCAGCGTGGTGAAGCCGATGGTCAGCAGTGACACCGGATTGACCAGCGAGACCAGCGCTGACCCGACGCCCATGATGCTCTGCCGCAGCGATTGCCCAGCAAAGGCCTGGGCGAGTTGCGAGCCCTGCTGCAAGCCCACCTGCCAGGCCGGCATGAAGGGGGCCGTCACGCCGACGTCGAACATCTGCGCCGCGATATTGGCGGTGCTGAATTGCGGATTGCTCCCGACGCGGCGATTTTCGTTGGCGGCGTTGAGCTGGCGCACCGAAAGCGTGGCGCGGCCCGCCGCTGCGGCCGTCCTGTCCAGCGCCTCGGCCATGCCATGCTCCTGCGCCGTGGCACGCGTGAGCATTTGCAAATGCTTCTCCTGCTGCACCATGAGCAGCGCCCTTGCGTCTTTTTCCGACACGATGCCGCGCGATACCGCATTGCTCAGCGTCACCGCCGAGCGCTCCGCCTCCCGTTCCAGGCGGATGCGCAGGGCAAAATCCTTGCTGATGCTGCTGGCCGTCCGCTCATAGGCCAACCGCTCTTGGCTTTTCCGGGCAATGGTCTCGGTCATCAGCGCCAGCCCCTTTTCCTGCGCCGCCCGCTGCTTTTGCATGATGGCGTCGAATCGCGCCATGCCGCCGGTTGCCTCGTCGGCGGCCTGGCCGGTGCGCGCCATGCCCTGCTCGATGCGGCCCAGCATTTCCAGGCCTTCGCCACGGATCACCAGCTTCACCACCCGCTCAGTCGTGCTCATTGCCGATATCCTTCTGCCTGCTGTCCCACAGCAGATCGTCCAGTGTTTCGATGATCTCGACTTCCCACGCCGCCAGCCGCAGGCCGCTCATCCGGTTGAAGGCGTCGATGTCCGCCCATCCCAACCGGGCTGGGCCAAAGCCGCTATTTCCGACGTGGCGGCGCAGCCGGACAAACGTCCGCCACAAATAGGCCAACTCTGCTGGAAAGGGCGGCAGCGCCAGCTCGGCCTCGATTTCGGCGCGGCGCGTATCCGTCCGCGCCCGTGCAAGCTGGCCTTCCAGATGCTCCCGGTAACTGTTTCCCTTGTCGTCCGGGGCCGTCAGTGCGAATTCGCGCTCCGCGAAGCCCAAAAGGGCTAGGCGGAGCGCCCCGTAAAACTCTGCTCATTCCATAGGAATTCGCTGGCCTGCTCGAGCAGGCTCACCCGCTTCGGGTCGGACAGAAGGAAGGTCGCATTTTGCGGCGTGAAGGGGAAAGGCTTGCCGTCGATCTCGACCGTCGACCAGCCCACGATCCGCTCCACGATGTCGGCCACGTTCCGCGCCACGACGGTCTCCGGTGCATCCTCTTCCGGCTTCCATTTGCGCCCATTCACTTGCGCCCGTTCGATTTCCGCCGACTTGCGCAGCCGCTCGCGGGCCACCCTTGCCTTCTGCGCTTCGGTTTTTTCGTGGCCGGGCCCGGCGAACTCCCAGAACCAGCCGCTCGGCTTGCCCCCGATCAGCACCTCCATCGTGGCGGTGTCCGCCGCGTCGAATTCGGCCAGGGTAAAGGTGGGGATTGTTGCGTCGGGCTTGCTCATTGTCATTTTCCTTCCAAAGACAATAAAGTCCCTGCCCTCACCACTGGGAGGACAAGGACCGATGTTGCGATTTCTGTTTTGCCTGCTTTTTGGGCTAGGCGCGCCTCTGGCGGTCAGCGCGCAAACCCTGCTCGACGGGAACTACCCTGCCGAGGCTCAAATAAGCTTTGATGAAGTCCACAAACTCGTCAGCAGCGAGTTTAACGACCCTCGATCAGCTCAATATAAGGGCCTGATACTTCGCCCAGCGGGTAATGGAGGCCAGTTCATTTGCGGTTGGGTCAATTCCAAGAATAGCGCAGGCGGATATGACCCCTTCGCGCCGTTCTTCGTTCTGACCGATCCTCTGGACTACAGGTATCGACCGGAATTTGAGAGTGACCTTTTAACTTGGACACTATTTAATATGGCGGGTTGCGCCGATGCCCTTGGCTTGGTGCGACCCGTTGTCAGCCGCTGACCTCCATTCAATGTTCAGCCATAGCCAAGCAAACCTCTCGGCACCAACACGACCTTGGTGCGGGTTCCGGCGACCTGCCGCGCCGCCCCCATCCGGCATCCCGGCAAGCGGGCCAGGGCGGCATCCCAGGAAAGGTCCCACTGCGTTTCGGCAAAGGCCTGCGCCAGGAAGCGGTTGGTCGCGGCAATGGCAATGAAACCGGCGCCCTCGTCCGGCCGGATGAGGATGCCGCATTGATTAAGCTCCGCCGCCAGTGCCGCACTGGTCTGGGCGCCGCGGATCAGGTCTGCCAACGACCTTGCCTTGCCGCTATTGCACCGCAGCAGGTGTTTCAGGCAGCCGCGCGGATCGTCGGTCGGCGAACCGCTCATTTCGCCAACCGACACTCCCTTCATCGGCGGCAGGCCCGGCTCGAGTTCATAAAGCCGCCTGGCCCCTTCCGGTCCATAGATGCGGTTTACCACGGCGATCATCCGCGCCGCCGCGTTCACCTTGGCCGTGCCGACATTCCACAGCCTGCGATCCGCCGCCACCGGCAGGAAATCCATGTCATCATCGTCCAGCGCATGCAGTCGCGCTTCCATCAGATTGAACGCCTCGATGAATTTCAGCTTCCAGCGCAGCGCCTCCCGCCCGGTGAACCCCATCGCCAGCAGCATGAAGCCGTCGCGGTCCATGTAATAGGCCCGCTCTTGTCGAACCCGTCCCATCCCTAGATCGATATCCGATTGTATGGGCTCAAAATTGAGCCCATACAATTTTGGCTCTTCTTTCAAGAGGTTATCAACCGATCGCAGTACGTTTTTGTGCAGCTTTCCGAAGCGCCGCGCCACATCCACGCTGCTCACCATCGCCCGGCCATTGACGACCGTCACCATCGGCTCGATATCGGTCATTGTCTCGCTCATGCTGCCTCTCCCATCGCATACCGTTCCTGGCGCACGGCGCCGTTGCCGACGACAACATCCATGAACATGGGCGCAAAATTGCGCCCATGTAATTTTGGATCTTCTTTCAAGAGCTTATCGATGGAGCGGAGCACAATGAAACCATCGCGGTCCATGTTATAGGCCCGTTCCTGGCGCACGGCACCGTTGGGTCCAGCATGCTCGATGAACGTAGGCGCAAAATTGCGCCCACGTAATTTTGGCTCTTCTTTCAAGAGCTTATCGATGGAGCGAAGCACATCCTTGTGCAGCTTACCGAAGCGGCGCGCCACATCCATGCTGCTCACCATCGCCCGGCCATTGATAACCGTCACCAGCGGCTCGATATCGGTCATGGTCGCGCTCATGCTGCCACCCGAAACACTTCGACCACCATGATGCCGCTGAACAGGAAGCGGTCGCCGTCCTGATCCCATGAGGAAGAGAAGGTGAGCCGATGTTCCGGCCAGCGGTCGCGCACCGCCTGCTTGAAATCCGCCAGCGCCTTCCGAAACGTCTCGTCGGGGTCGGCCGGCAGCGCGCTGCCCGATGCGTCGGCCGCCAGGGGAAGCGCCGCCATCGGCAGGGCAGCAAGCCCTGTCAAAGCGGCGCGGCGTGTGATAGTTTCTCTCTTCGTCATCTGCGGTTCCTCGTAAACCGTGGGTTGATGATGTGGCGGCCTTGCAGGGCTGCCTATTCCGACATCGGCGGGTCTGGCGACTAAACCTGATGACCCGCCGATGCTTCGGACGCCTTGGCTGACGCCGAAGCCTCCAATCCTTTTTCGACAAGCAGTCGCACCGCCTTTGCTCGGGTCGGCACTCGACTCGCGAAGCGCCAATCATCGATGCTCTCCAGTTCCTCACGGGACAGCATGATGTGCATCCTGCATTCACGCTCCTTTGCCACTCAAATTCTCCTATATGTTTATATCCAACATATAGGTGCAAATTGCGCCCACTGTGGCGCGCGTGTCAAGTGCATATAAACATATTGTTGGGGTCGAACATGTTCGCCATAAGCAAGGCATGACAAGCCTACCGCGCGAGACCAAAACCCATCATCAACACCTTCTGATGGCACCATCGGAGGTGGCAGCAATCGATGAATGGGGCTTCCAAAATCGAATTCGAACCAGAGGGGAGGCTATTCGACGCCTCTGCCAAATCGGCCTCGCGCTGGCAGACCGCGAAACCAAGCTCGCCGAGATCGTGCGCGACAGCTTCCTGGCCTATTACGGTCTCTATTCGACCATGAAGGACCATCCCGACGCCATGTCCGCCGAAGTGGCCGATCAGATCGAGGCTCTGGGCAAGCCGATCGATCAGCTCTTCCGGCTCTCTCTTCTGCTCGATGCGGAAAACCTGCCCATGAAGCAAAACCCCGACATGGAGGAAGCGCTCGCCCAGGTGCGCGACCTGCGCAGCCGCATGAAGGACTTCACCCGCGCCTCCCTCCCCGGCGATCCCCCGCCCGAGGATGATTGAAGGGTGCAAGTTCAACTTACACCCCTGGACGATGAAAAAGCTGCGGTGAGTTTAACTCACACCAGCTCAAACGGTGTCGGCAGGGCAGTTTCCGCCCTCGATGACAATGAAAAGGCTGCTGTATGTTTTACATATAGCAGCCCCGACGAACCCTCCCAAAAGCGTGAGGTCTTGGCGGTTATTGTGTCGGTTTAACCGACGCAATCAGGGCGCGCTCGTTTGAAACTTCACCATGGTTGGCTCATAGGCGCCGCCCCGCTCATCCGCGCCCACCAGGCAGGTGAACGTCTGCGTGCGGGCATTGTCCTGGCCCATTTCGCTCTTGCTGGCGCTGGCCAGCGTCAGGTTCGGGATATGGAAGGCGACAAAATCGGCGGCGCCGGTCTCATTCTCCTCGAACAGCAGATGCAGGCTCAGCTCGTCCTCGTTGAGATATTGCCGGGCCCGCTCCACGTCCTTTTTCAGCGCCGTCACCGAAAGGCTCACCTGCGCCGTATTGGTGAACACCTCGGGCGTGAGGTTCGACCCCACCACCGGCACGCCCGAGGCGCGCAGGTCCAGGGTGAAGTCGATAGCCGAAACGTCCATCACCTCTTCATCGCCCAGCATGATCTTGGCCTCGACGGCGGTGAGGCCGATGGTCGTGGTCTTGGTCGGATTGATGAAATAGGGCGCATTGGCCGCGTCCATCACCTGCATGTCGCGGCCGACAATGCCGAAATTCAGCGTCGTCATGCCATTGGGCTGGAGCTGCACCTGAAGCGAGCCGACCCGGCAATATTCGAACAGCTCGGTTCCGTCGATATCGGCCTCGTATTCCTCGAAGGCAAAAGCCCGGGCCACTGTGCCCTGCACCAGTTTCTTGGGCCGGGTGATCGTCGCATCGGCATCGGCGACAGCGTCGACCGTTAGCGTCTCCGCCACCGTGATCGTGGTCGCGTCGAGGTCGAGGATGCGAAGATTGCGATTAGTGTTGGCCACCGTGGCGGCGCCGGTGAGGCGGATGATCTCGCCGATGCGCAGCCCCAGCGCGATCGGATCGCCCGAGGTCAGCACGATCTCATGCGCGGTCGTGGTGATCGAGGTGAAATCATCGCCATCCAGCACCAGCGCCGGACTGAACGTGCCCCGGAACGCCGCCTCGATCAGCGGATCGAACGTGCCGACACTGAGGTCGGCCAGGTAATTGCCGGTCACCGAGCGCGTGCCGTGCCGGCCGCGCGTCGACATGCCGTCCGCGCGCAGCTCGCCGCTCTGGATCGGTTCCTTGGCGAGATTGAGCCCGCCCGAATTGATGCGGAACACCTTGGCGTCCGCTGCGCCCGGCAGCGCATCCCTGTCCGGTTGCGCCTTAAAGGCCACGCGGATATTGCGCCCCGACTGATATGCCATGGCTCGGTCCTTTCAACGATGTCAGGAAGGGCGTTCAGCCCTGGTGGAAATATTGGAACGGCACCGACATGGTGACGTGGAACCAGTTGCCGGCATGGACGCCGGCGATCTCGGCGCCGGCCTCGCCGCCCTCATCGACGCGCGGCACCCAGCTGCGCAGATAGCACCCGTCCGCTTCGTAGAGTTTCTTCGTCCGGAACAGCTCGCCGATCTCATCGGCATATTGCGTTGCCATGTCTTCGCCCGTGCCGGCCGGCACGAAGACATGGACATAGATGAAACCATCGGTCTGGCTCAGATGAGACCCAGGCAGGCCCACACCGCGAATACGCTGCCCCGGCAGGGTGCGCATCTCGAAATAGGCAAAGGCGTCCAGCCATTCACCAGCACGGACGGGCGGCCATGGATCGGCAGGCACCTCGTTCTGATAAACAATCCGGGTGGTGGACCAATTCGCGGCCAGATGCGCCCGCACCGCTGCCTTCGCCGCCCTGTAGCTGCCCATCTCAGCGCTCCTCGATGAGCAGCGCCGGATAGCGCAAATTCGACTGGTTCTTGAGCAGGCCGGCGCCACGCCCCCTGCGTCCCGCCGTGTATCCTTCGGCGACCGTACCGCCGGCGATGCCTTCGAAGGTAAACGTGATGCGCGCCTGGTTTCCGAACCGCCGCTTGAGCAGATATTCGGCCTGTTCATAGACATGGTCCGAGCCGGGCACCCGCATCACCATTTTGCCCAGCTCGATCTTGCGGGCATAGGGCACGAAATTGGAGATCATCACCCGTCCTTGCCCGTCCCACCTGCTGAGATCGCGCGCGGACACGCCATCGACAAACAGCGTGTGCCCCATGCGATAGGCGCCGGAAAGCACCGGCGAGAGATCGAACAGCAGGTCCATCGCTGCCGTCACAACCTCGTCGAGGCGCGGATAGCGGTATTCGATCTGCCCATCTGCCCGCACCTTTTCCTCGGGCGCGCCCTGGACCCCATCCACAAACCGCATGAACCGGCTCGGCCGGGGCTCGGTGTGCATCACGCGGCCATGCTCCTGCCTGGCCAGCGCCACGAGCGCCTTCTGCGTCTCCTCGCGCGTCTCGAGCGCCGCCTGCACGAACAACTGCCTGTTGCTGGTCATGTCAGCGCCACCCTGAGGTTCCAGCGCACCACCACGCCATCCATGTGGATCGGCTCGGCGGACATGACCTTGCCGAAACGCCCCATCGACTTGAAATCATCCTGCTCGCGCGGCGCATACCCGCCCAGCGAAGAGGGCGAGACCACAACCATGCGGTCATGCTGAGTGATGAGGCCAATAAGCTGCTCTGGCCTATATCCCCGCACGAAGCCGCGAGCGTCCTGCTCGGCGGCGCCGCGGCGAAGAGTGATATCCTGCCCGTGCCGCACGATCTGCCGGTCGAGCATGGCAATGGCCTGGGCCGGCGTCACAGCCAATACACCCTCAAGGGCTGCAACAGCATGTCGGTGGCCGCTTTCACCGCTGTCATGGTCGCGTCCGAAACTGTGTAGACCGTCTGGCCGACGCCCTCCACCTGCTCTTCGCGCAGGAACAGGCTCTGCTCGCTCATGGCCTTGATCTGCTGAACGCCGATGATGACGGCCTGCTTGGCACTGGCGGGCACCTGGCCCGGCTCATATCCGGACTTGTAGCGGATCGTCACCGCATCGGGTGCGCAAGCGGTTCGGGGAAATGCAAAACCGGTTCCGAACTGGCATCGGTTTCCCGCCGCCAGCCGATAGGCGGCCTCGTCTACACTCTGTTCCTCACCTTCCTCATCGAGATAGGTGATGCTGACGATCTCCCGCACCGGCTCATAAGGCAGCCGCACAATCCGGCTGAAGCGTTCCAGCGTCAGCTCCAGCTCCTGTTTGCCCAATGACCGCCCGAGCCATCCGGTCGGCCCATCAATGCCCGCCTGCACCGCCGCAATCAGCGCAGCGATGCCAGCATCGCTGGCCGAGTGGTTCCCCGGCACGCCCGCGGGCGTGACGATGGGATCGGGGCCGGCAGTCCGGATCACGTTCATGTCGACCTCGATCGGTATCTTATTCGGACTGGCTGGACTCTGCGGCCAATTCCAGGGCGGCGATGACATCGGCCTTGTTTTTGGCCTCGGAGATATCAACGCCCCGCTCGGCCGCAAGCGCATCCAGTTCGGGACGCGTCAGGCCAGTGAGATCGACCTTCTTGTCATCCTGCTGCGTATCCTTGGCGAGGTGCGGCGTTTCGGCAAATGCATCGGCGTCCACCGCCACCCCGCGCTGCAGCCACCTGTTGAGGAAACCCTCAATCCATTGCGGCGAAGGCTCCGAACGAAGGCCAAGCGCCATGGCGACGCCAGCCTCATCGAGGGTGGAGCCTGCGGCGAAGGACGGACCCTTGCCGGGCCCGCCAGTTTCGTAAATCTGGTCGGAGAGAAAGCGGATGCGCATGGCACTGACCTTTCAATGGGTGTGGGGAAAAGGTGCGCGAGCGACCCCGCGCATCCCGATCAATCGGTGATGGCCGGCGCTTTGGTGCCGAACTTGGCGCCAAAAAGGGCATAGAGGACAGTGACCGTCGCTGCGGTCGCATCGCCGGTGCCGGCGCGGATGCAGTCGAAGCCGTTATTGACATCGAGATGCTCGGCCTGGACTTCGATGACGTACATGAGGTTCTTCGAGTTGGTGCTGTCCGACGTGAAGGTGTTGGACGCCACTGCAAATTCGGTCAGCACGTCGCCGGCCGCCGTATCCAGGTTCCGATAGGCCTTGGTGAAGGCAAGCGGCTTTTCAGCGCCGCCGGCGACGGACGTCGCCTGCTTGAGCGTGATCTCCGATCCGGTGACGGTTGTGGCGTTCTTCACCAGAATGATGACCGCGATGCGCTCGAAGTTCTTGAGCGACACATAGTCGGGCGTCGTCGAAGAGGGAACGACCCCGAGCAGGCCTTCGACAAACTTGACCTGTTCGGAAAGCAAAGCATTCAGTTTCATGGGAGGGCTCCTGCGCCAGCAGCGGCGCCTATAAAGGGGGATGGAACGCGCCGGATCATACCGGCGCGCTACGCTCAGCGAGCGGCCAGCGTGATATAGGGCGACTGGGCGTTCGCGCCGTCGCGCTGCGCAATGGCTGCGGGCCACCAGGGCTGGCCGGCGACACGCAAGGTGAAGCGGAAGGCGACCATGTCCTGGTCGAACCAGAGGTGGATCGACACATCGGACTTGATGCCATTGGCGTCACGGCCGTTGCCGTTCTTGGTGACGGTGAGGTACTGCTTCAGGTCCACCAGCATCACGTCGCCCACATCGCCAATGGTGTCGGCGACCTGATGCGGGATGACCGGGCGCCCCCAAAGGGTCCCATACATGTTCCCGGATACGCCGCCAGGCGGCAGATAAACCGGCTGGCCGGCCAGGGTCATCAGCGGCAGCGTGGCTTCCACATCCGGATGCATCAGCCAAACCGCCGAACGGCGCGAGGACACCGGCAGGCGCCCCCACATCTTGGCGAGGTTGGTCACATTGACCGTGTCGGCGGGCTGGCCGCTTTCGCCGGGCACCGTCACCAGGGCTGGCGAATTCAGGAAGCCAAGGGGCTGGCCGACGCCGGTGCCGCGAACGATGGCGTCGGACACCTTGAAGTCCATCTTCTCGGGAGCCTTGCGGTTCAGATAGGCGCCCATCGCCGGGGCATCCTCGAGCAGTTCCTCGGTAACGGGAACCAGCGTGGCCAGGGTATGCAGCTTCAGCGTGGTCTCGCCCAGCACGGGCTTGCTCTGCTGCTTGGTGCTGGCTTCGGCCGTCCAGTACGACTGGATACCGCCCGAAGTCTGCCACGGCGTGGTGGAATCGGTGGGCAGCGTGATGGTGTTCGAACTCGACTGCAGGCGGTCGGTCATCGCCAGCAGGCTATCCTCGTTGAACACCGGGGCCAGGATTTCCGTGCGGAAGTCGGGCGGGACGGCGAAACCGCCGTCGGCGCCGGTGCCCTCGTTTCCATAAGTGGTCACCGCCGCGTTGCGCAGGCGGGGGTCCATGTCGCCGCCGCGCATGGAGGCCTGGCGCACGGCATTGGCAAAGTCCCCCAGGTGGCGGAAGCCAGCGGTCCCGCGCGCCGTTGCATTCGGCTGGGCCGGTACGGGGCGAGCATTGTTCGGGCGCGGGGCGGCATTCGTCGGGCGCGGCGAAGCGGGAGCGATATCGGCCGGATCGGCGTCCACATCGGCCTCGGTCTGGCGGCCGCGCGGGGCGGTGAGAACGGCGTTCTGGCTGTTGACGCGCTCACGCAGGGCAATCTGACGCTCCAGATCGTCGAACTCGTTCGTCAGGCCCTCGACCTCGCGCTGCTCTTCGGCGGTGAGGTCGCGGTTTTCGCCCTCGGCACGGGCCAGGATCGCCTGCGACGATTCCATGAGCGCCTGCTGGCGGTCACGGTGAGCATCGATGGTTGCATCGTTCGGGCCATCGGCAAACATGCCGAAGCCGTAGGGGAGAGCGCCAATGGCCAGCACGGCCAAGACGCTGGTGGGCACCATGAAGTGCTTGCCCATGTCTATACTCCTAAGAAAAAGGCCCGCCGAAGCGAGCCGTTGGCCGCGCCATTCAAGGCGCCTACCGGCGACACCACGCCGCCGGAATTTCGATCGATCAGGCGGCTTTCCTGGCCTGATATTTGACTTTCATCTGCGCGATCCGTGCCCGCGCGGCGTCCATATTCGGCGTGCCGGCGAGGGCAGCAGGAGCCTGCTTGAAGCGATGCTTGGAGGGGTCGAACCGGGCGGCAAGCCGCATATTGTCAGAAATGTTGGTGGCGAAGCCATTTTCGACCGCTTCTTGAGCGGTGAACCAGGTTTCGACATCCATCCAATTCTTGACCTCGATTTCGGTCTTGCCGGTGCGCGACACGTAAACATCACGGATACTGGCAGTGGTTCGATCCAGAAGGCCGGCCATGGTGCGCATGTCCTCGCTGTCGCCCATGGCGAAGCCCCAGGCATTGTGGATCATCAGGAACCCGGACTCGCTGATGTGAATTTCCTCACCGGCCATGGCGATCACGGATGCGATCGAAGCGGCCAAACCGTCGATATGGACGATCACCTTGGCCTTATGGTCCACCAGCAGTCGATAGATCGTGAGGCCATCGAACACGTCACCGCCAGGACTGTTGATGCGAAGCCGAATGGTATCGACATTGCCGGCAGCCTTCAGATCATCGGCAAACTGTTTGGCGGTGACGCCACCGAACCACGAATCGCCGACGTCGCCGTAGAGCATGATTTCGGCTTCCTTGCCTTTGGCCTTGACGCAGTAGCCAGTCGGGACTTTCTGGCCGGCGTCATTCAACACCAGGCTAAGCGCGGTTAAGCAGGATGCCATTGCTGGGCCTCTCGGGTTCGGGTGGGTCAATTTCTTCGATGGTGTCGCCGGGCGCCGGGGCCGCCTTCACGGTTTTGCCCTCAATGGCGCGCTTGAGGGTCTGGACGTTGTTGCTGACGAAGCTGACATCGCCATCCGCGCCGATGCCGTTCATGTCTTCCAGGGCGAGGATCGTGTTTAGCGGAACGCCCAACTCCATAAGGCCCTTGTAGAATTTCATGCGGCTCTCATTGTCGCCGCGCATCAGCGCCTGCACCGAAATCTTGGTGTAGAGGCCCTGACGATTGGAGCCGAACAGCTTGTAATCGGCTTCCTGTTCGAACACCCGAGCCCAGGGCGTGATGCTGTCGACCACGACCTCGATGGATTGGTGCTCGATATTGGAGAACGTCGAGCGAAGCAGGTGCATCACCTTGTGCGGAGGACAGCCGAACCACCGACAGATCTCCTCGACCTGGTGCTGGCGCGTCTCGATGAACTGCGCCGCATCCTGATCCTGGGACAGCTTCTCGAATTTCATGCCGGCGTCGAGAATTGCCGTCCGCTCGCCTTTCGGGCCGCCATAGAGCCGCTTCAGGTCCTTGCGGAGCTCATCCATTGCCGGAATGGACAGTCCCTTGTCCGTCGTGATGATGCCGCTGGGGTTCATCCCCTGGCCAAAGAATGATGCACCGAAAATTTCCGTGGCCTGCGCCCATCCAATGGATTGGGCGGCGTAGTCGATCACGCCATAACCCACCGGGCCGTCGCCGAGCCCGCGAATATGGAACATGTCCTGAGCGTCGAGGATGACGTTCCCCGAACGACCGCTCACCTCATACTGCAACGCGCCTGTGTCCGCGCGCAGTACGGTCACCCTGCCCGGGTGGATCGGCCAAAGCGCATAAATCGCTCCACGGTTATCCCGTTCGATCTCCGCATAGCCATTCCCATGCAGGAGGACGTGCATCAACATTGTCTGACGCCACGCGAATGCGCTCATGTCAGGGCATGGCCGGGTGTTCAGCACCCTGTCGGCCGGATTGGACGACATGATGGTCGAATTGCCTTTGGCATCCTTGGCCATCACATGCCACGGCAATTGGGCCACCGTGCGGGTCAGGTACTGGACACATGCCCAGACCGTCGCGTTTTTCAGTGCGGTGTCGGCATTGACGAAAACACCGGCATCGGTCCGCCCAAATGAAACAATGCGGGTCCCCGCAGGGCGCTCCCACCCTGTCAGCCGATTGAGGATATTTCCAAACCAGCTCATTGCGCTTCCTCCGCAGCTTTTTGCTGGGCAAGTTTTTCGTAGACGCTGGTTACCGCCACCGCTGCCGAAGGGTTGCGGCTCATCAACTGCGCGGCGTTGAAGACAGCTATGAGAGGATCGATTTTGGCTTTGCCGGCCATTTGCTTGGTGATGAGCACCGCATTACCCCGCTGCTCGGCTTTGGCATTGCTCACTGCCCAGGCCATCAGCTTTTGGCCGCAATGCCAGAGGGTTCCGTCCTTGAGCTTCCGTTCCACGCCCCACACCGCCCCTGACAGCTTGTAGCCCTGCGAGACCGCTGCCATCTGCTCGTCGGTGATATTTCTGCCCGACAACTCGTCCACCAGGGCAGTCACCCCCATCGGATCGAGGCCGATTGCCGCCTTTTCCGGCAGCAATCCGGCGTCATTCAAGCGCTCCACGATATCAGCGACCTCTTCGAGGTCCTGCGTGGCGAAACTGCAGATCGTCAATTCGCCGGCCTTCTCGAAGTCCCGCAGCTTCGACACGATGTCCTTGCGCAGCTCCAGCACGTCGGTCTGGGCCCAGGCGTGCCCCCAATGCAGCCATTCCCGCGTCTGCCGATCCCGACCGATCACCCCCAGCCCCAGAAGATCGTCGAGGCCGCCGCCATCAATGCCGACGACAGCGACATCGGATCGGGCAATCACCTCTTCGAGCGTGAGGCCGGCAGCCTCGGCGCCCTCCCAATAGTTCGCGCCTTTCCAGCGATCCCGTCGCAGCTTGAGGCCGATTTCAACATTGAGATGCTTGGCGAGGAAGATCTGCCTGCCCTCTCCCTCGCCGCGCAATTCCTTGCGAAGCTCGCTTTCCAACCAATGCTGGCTCACCGAGCGTCCGATGTTGGGGTTGGTGACATAGAAATTCGCGGGGTCGAGATAGGCCTCGCTTTCCAGCATCTCGGACGGCCATTCATAGAGGACGCCAAGGCTCTCATTGTCCTCGATGACACCATCCCGGACGTCGCGGAAATACTCCAGCTTCTCCTTGAACACGCCCGCCGGCGGCTCGTCGCTATGAGTGGTCAGGTAGATCACAAAGCCCTCGGGGCGAGAGACCAGACCACCGATGGCTTCACGCAACATGCTCCCTGCATTGGCGCGTTTGCCGAACAGCCACAATTCCTCCACCAGCACGAAGGCGGCTTTCTTCCCGCCCACCGTCTCGGCATCGGCAGCTATAACTTTCAACTCCGCCAGCGTGGTGCGGTGCTTGATCGTGCGGACATGGTCCTGCACCTGGAGCAACACGCTCAGCTCGGCGTCATAGCGAACCATGTTGGCCGCCGGCCCGAAGACATTGTTCGCCACTTCCAGCGTGGGAGCCAGGACGAGCAGTTCTGCCGCGTGGCGCCAGTTGCGGATCAACGCCGTGAGCATGATCCCCGCCGCAATCGTCGACTTCGAATTCTTCTTGCTGATGAGCAACAGGAATTCACGAATATGCCGGCGGGCAGTCTTGGCCTCGTAGGCGCCGAAGATCGCTCGAACGAAATCGAAGACGAATTCCTCGCATGCCTCGCCAAAGGTGGGCGGACGCAACTCGCCGGTCCGCACGTCCTCCACGAATGCCGCATCGACGATTTTGAGCGACTTGAATACGGCCAGCGCCGCCTCGGCCTCGCTCGGGAACAGCGGCTCGAAGGGCACCAATGACCGGCGGGCAACGATACGCGTCTCCCAATCCGGGCAAGCCGTCGACCAATGCCGCATCAGTTGAGTTTCTCGGGTGGCGGCGGCGGGGCAAAAATCCCGGTCACATTCTCGGCCGCCGCCTGAATTTGCTCCTTCTTTCCTTTTTTCGGTTCATTATGCGGCCGGTCGGGCTGGCCACGGTTCTTGATCGCTTCCGCCAGCGCAGCCAGGTCATGCTTTTCGAACATGCGGCTCATCTCCTTGATGGCGGCGACGTTGCCGGCATCGACCTGGTCGAGCAGCGCGGAAAGGATTTTTCCGTCCGCGATGTCCCGGGCCTTGGCCCGTTCGCGCAGTTCCCGAAAATAATGCTTGCGCAGGGTCGGCAGCGAGATGCGGAACGTGTCGGCAATCTGCTGATCCGTTTTGCCAACGCGCATTAACATCATGATAAGTCTGCGTTTTTCATCTGTCGGCATGTGCGGCGGACGCCCGCGCTTGCCAAACCCCTCGGGGATTGGGTCCCCGAGCAGGTCAAAATCTTGCGCCATGAGAAAAAAATCTCCACGTGACCCCCAAGCCGGTACGAGGCCCCGAGGTCGCCCAGACTTTCGACCGCCCCCCCCCCTGTCGTGTCGTCAGTCCCAGCGGCCTGTTGGAATTGCCTGCTCTTCGGCCTGAATGGCGCCGTCGTGCACCGACTTCGCCACCGTCTCGATATTGTTGATGTCCCAGAACAGGTCCGGGTTGCCGCGATGCGGTTTCTTGTGGTTGGCGACCGGGCTGTCGGGTGCCGGGTACTCTCCCATGCACAACTGCCCGGTGCGCTGGCACCGAAAGCCATCGCGCGCAAAGACAGCAGTGCGCAGATCGGCCCACCGCTCAGTGCGATACCAGGCCCGCCAAGGCGCCGCTGCATTGCGCGCCCTGTCGCCTGCTCTCTGGTCGCCGCTGGCGAAGCCTATGCGTGGCGCTGGCACCTTAAGGCGCGATGGGACAACCTTGAGCCTACCCATCACAACACCTCGAAAACGACAAAGGCGCTACGGTTTCCCGAAGCGCCTAACTCAAGACCTGATTTGTTGTGGTGAAGCTATGTCAATTTTTACCCACACGTCAACACCCTCATGCGACCTGACACGACACAAACCATGGCGGAGTGGCATCCTTCGGCTGAACAGCCTGGAATTCGGTGAGGCCATCCGGCCCATTGAGCAGGTCGACAATGTCGCCCAGGGCGAGCCACCAGACGCAATAGGCCCGGCGCGCCTCTTCCACCACCGTCGGATGCGTGCCCACCAGTTCCTTGGGCGCATAACCGAGGAAACCACGCTGCGTCGACGGATCGCGCCAGAGCTTTTTGGGATTGCCGCGCTTGTCGACCGGCTGCACCCACTCACCTGGCCCCTCTTCGTGCCATTCGGGGCGCGTTCCGGATCGAGCGTGCTTAACCACCAGCATGCGCGCCTCGGATGGCAAGGCCATAACCGCATCGAAGATGACCGCTGCATCCTCCCGGCAATGCAATGCGACGAAGCGCGACCCAGCCGACGTGGTGTCCACCTTCGTGCCCAGCGCCAGCACCTGTGCAAGCGAGCTATCCGACGACCATGTCGGCAGCGACGGCATCATGTTGCGCGCAACCGCTTCGACCTTCTGATCCCGAAAGGCCCAGATCACCAGCTCTTCCACATCTATTGTTATAGCCATGGCTCTAAACCTCTTATCTGGGACAGTCCTTAGAGGTTCTTTTGGAAACCTCTATCGGAGAAAGCGAAGCGAATAGAAGGTGTTGTAGAGGATGGAACGCTTGGGACAGTTGCCAATGACGCATGAGCCGTTTTTGCCATTCCGTTTCGCGCCAATTCACCCCACACCCCTGCCCCCTTACATTACGCGCCCGAGACAGTCCCAACCCTCTAATTTTCAGAGGAACACATTGATTTTGCTATTGAAATAGTTACGGGACAATTGCATTCACCCTCCCGCAAATCTCCCAAACCTCTATCGCGCCGCGATAGCGGCGGGAGGTTTGGGACTTCCTTTTCTCTGAAAAAATGGGGTGCGGGGCGCGGCGACGAAGGCGCGACCGTCCCGGCCGCTGCCTTCCGTTGGCGAGCTAGAGCCCCGGATCGTCCGGGTCGCGAGGTGGCGGACCATCGCCCCCCGAAGAGCCGGCCAAGCCATCCTTGAGGCGGATGTCGATGTAGTAATAGTAGTTCGAGCGCTTTTTCTGGAAACCTAGATCGCTGAGCCGGTCCCCGAAGCTGCGATTACTGGCAGGCTTGAGCTGGTTGGCCTCGCACCAGCGCAGATAGGCCTTGTAGAGATCGCCCGCCTGCACCTTGCAGCCATCGGCTGGCAAGGCCTTCTCAATGGCGACTTCAGCAAACACGCCGACATTGTCGCGCTCTTCCCGATAGTCCTGGGCGAAGGCCTTGGCCTCGGGCGGCGTGAAAAAATCGAGCCCATGCTGGAGATAGAGCAATGCGCCCTCAATCAACCAGTTGAGCGCGCCAGAGCGTTCAGCATCGAGGCGCGCCGCCAGTTCGGTCGGCAGCATGCGCTCGCCCTCCGGGATCTTGATGCCCCAGATCACGAACAGAAACCGCCGCCAGATGCCTTCGTCAGTGCCCGAGATCGCCGGCTTGTTGTTGCCCGAGAGCATGGGCGTGAACTGCGGCATGAACTCGAAGAAATCCTTGTTGAGGAATCGCGCCAGGATTTTGGTGCCGCCGGTCAGCGCCTTTATCAGCTCTTCTTTGAGCGGCGTATTCTTGGGCAGTTCCTCGATGGTTACCAGGCGTGCGTTGTGCAGGCGGGCGATGTCGGGGTTGGCCTGCTGGCCCGCCCGCTGGCCATCGCCGGTGATCGATTCCGGGGATGCGATCTGCCGATATGAACCGGCGAGGCGACCGATCAGCTCGAAGAAGGCGCTCTTGCCGTTGGCGCCGGTGCCATAGTGGAAAAACAGCCTCTGCTCATCATTGCCGCCGAACAGCAGCGCGACTGCCGTCGACACCTGGATGAAGGTGCGCCAACGCGCTTCAGGCTGCACCTTGGCCAGAAAGGTTTCGTGAAAGAATGGAGCTGTCGCCTCGGGGTGATACTCGACATCGGCCATTTTGGTGATGAGATGAGCCCGATCATGCGGCAGAAACTCGAAACGCCCGATCATCCGGCTGCCGCCTTCGGGCTGGTCAGGATCAAGCTCCTTCCAGAACCGCAATGTACCATTGGCGACGTTGAACAGGTTATGATCGGCATCGAGCCGGTCGATGGGCAGCGCCTGCAAAGATTGTGCCTGCTCCAGCATTGCCTTGGTGCGGCCGGAATTGCCGGAGGTCACCGCCCAGGCGATGCGCGAGGAGCGGCGCTTGCCCAGCGCCGTCATGATTTCGCCGGCTGTCTTGATGATCCGTTCTTCGGCCGCGCTCAATTCACCCTGCTTTTTCAGCAATTCGGTCGAGCGTTCGAGGATACGCTTCTGCCGGTCACTCGCTTCCAGCTCAATGGCCTCGAGCTTGATCTTGTCGACGATGCATTGCGCAAGCAACCGGACATCGAGGTCGGCCTCGTCGCGCTGCCAGTGCGTGCCCTTCCAGACCAGCCAGCCCAACCCCGTCACATATTTGATGTCCGGCCCGAACCAGGCGACCAGCCGCCGCCCATTGTCACGATCGTTTTGATCGAGGCCGGCACACCATCGGGTGACGATCAGCTCGGCCTCATCCATCCCATCATTACTGCCGAAGTCATCGGCATCACCATAATCGGGCTCGGCTGGCCCGGGGTCGCCCTCCTCCGGCGGAGGCGGCGCTTCATCCTTGGGCGCAGCGGGCTTCCGGGTGCGCTTGGGCTTTTCGGCCTTACCCCCGTCCACAACGGTGAGCTTAACCGTCTTCTTTTTGCCCATGGCCTTTTTGACCGGGTTTTCGTCGTCGGGCGTATCGGTCACGGGTCAGCCCTCACCAGATCATTGAGGTCCTTGCCGTTGCCGACCGGCTCGACAAAGGAGGTGGCAAGCGGTGCGAGGTCCGGCTTGGTCGCTCGTGCCAGATCGCGGAAATGCTGGGCGCGCTTGAGGCCGCGGGTGACCTTTTCCACCGTCCGAGTCTCGGGCTCGTCGCTGTCGCAGAGATAGACCAGCTCCGCGCACCAGTCGGGTGGCAGGAAGCATTCGGCATCATCGAGATTCGGCTCGGCCTCATGGCGCTTGCCATCCACGCCGAGCAGCGCCCGGCCGGCCATGTTGCCCAGGTCAACGCCGGCCCAATAGGCCGTGTTCGCCTCGAAATTGTGCCGCAGGGCGGTCAGAGTGGTTTCGATTCCTTCGCCCATCACGATGCGGCGCGCATGGCGTGGCGAATAGAGCTTGATGGCGCCGCCCTTCTTGCTGCCCCGCACCTTCTTGGCCGGCAGCGCCAGGGGCGATCCGTCCTTTTCTGTCCGGGTCGGATGGAACAGCCGCGCCTTGCCCTTCGGGTGGGTCAGGTCGAGCCATGTCTGATGCACGGCGCCGAACTGCCCATTGGGCAGGACCACGGCCGCCACCATGCAGGGTCCGGTGTGTAGCGTCGGATAGCTCTTGCGGCCGCGCTCATCCTCGACCTCGACGACATAAGGATGAGCCATGATTTCCCGGACCAATATCTTGTCCAGGTGCAGACCGCCGATGCCGCGCAGCTGGAGATAGTCAGCCACGCCACCCTGCCCCAGCGGTCCCGGCGCCGCTGTGCGCTCCCAAATGCCCAGCCCCTCATTGATCGCCCGCAGGCGACGCTTCTGCTCTTCGGCGGCACGTTCGCGCTCGCGCTGCGCCGCCTCCTGATGGATGCGCGCCTGTTCCTCGGCCGAGACCGGATCGGCGACACGCCGGCCGGTAATCAGCTCGCATGCAGCTACGAATTTCAGGCCCTCGGTCTGCATCACCAGGTCGATGACGCCACCGCCGGCAAGGCCGCAGCGGCGGCACAGGAAGGTGTTCTTGGTCGTATGGATGGCGAAACGATCCGTTCCGCCGCATTTTGGACAAGGGCCAGCCTTGTCCGGCCCGGGGCCGAGCTTCCAGCCCCTGAAATCGGCCCAACTCCAGCAGGTGACGGCCATGGCTTCGTCGCGCAGCGTGGCCAGCTCGGGGGACAGTGTCATCGCGTGCCCTCCATATCGATGGCCAGCGAGCGCACCAGATTGCGTGTATCGGCATGGCTGGCATGGCCCGTCCATGCGGCAAGGAAGCGCTCCAGCCGCTGATGATCGCCGGCGGCGCGATAGGCGGCGATCTTGCGGCGGGCGCGCACCACGCTGTCGCGGCGAATGAGCTTGTGGGTGGGCCAGATGCGATAGCCGACGAAATTGACCCCGCGCGTGGCCGGCTGCACCGACCATTTGGAAAAACGCAGGCCGAGCCGTTCAGCCGCCATGGCTTCGATGGCGACGCGCAGCGCGTGCAGATGCTCGGCCGAGCGGCCCAGCACCACGATATCGTCCATGTAGCGAAACCAGGACGGCTCCCCCATTTCCTGCTGGAGAAACCGATCCACCACGCCGCCATAGACATTGGCGAAGATCTGGCTGGTCAGCGAGCCGATGGGCAGGCCGATTCCCGCGCGCGGCACCATGCGGCCGATCAGGTCGAGCGTGGCGGCGCAGGAAATCTTAGAGGCAACCAGCCGGTGCAGCACATCCCGCTCGATGCAGGAGAAATAGGCGGAAAAATCGGTTTTGAGCACATAGACCGGCAGGCCGTCCCGGCCCATGCGCCGCAACTCGGCCTGCACGTCGCGCGCCGCCCTATGGGTGCCCTTGCCCGGTCGGCAGGCATAGGCGCGCGGCAACAGTGTCCGCTCGAAGATTGGGCCGATCACCAGGCACAGCGCCTGTTGGGCCACGCGGTCGCGGAACGGCAGCGCCGTGATGAGGCGCTGCTTGGGGTCGAAAATGGTGAATATGCGCGGCGCGCCCTCGATATAGGCGCCGCGCCGCATGTCGCGGGCCAGCGCTTCGAGGTTGAGTGCGTCGAATTCCTTGAATTCCAGATAGCCGGTCGTGCAGCGCTTGCCCCGCGCGGTCAGGCGCAGAGCGGCGCGCATATTGTCGTCGGAGGTGATCGGGCCGATCAGGTTGCGGAAGCGCCTGGTCATTGGGCGCCCCCGCAACCGCCGAGAGCCGGTCGCGGGTCTCGACAAGGCAATGACAGGTGCCCTGCTACGCCCCGCTGTACCGGACCGAGCAATGTATTCGCCGAAGCAGGATAACCGGGCTGACCACCAATCATAATTGACGTGGCCGGCCCGCGCGGCCGTGACCGTCGCGGAGCCGACAGCCAGGCATGGCCGTCACTGGCGAGGCGCAGGCCGATGTTCTCGTTCGAGTTGTCCGGCCAGTTGTCGAGGTTCGCGTAACGCGAGCCCGCGTTCGACCTGTTGATCCACGAACCGCCCAGGATGGAAGCGCCCCAAATCATGACCCCGATCACCCCCTGCCCTTTAGCGCCCGCTGCCAGCCGCCCAGCATGCGCCCCACCTCGGCCAGCATGGCCAGGGCGGTGCGCTGCTGATGCGGCGTGATGACCTTGCGGTCGGCATGGACGAAAAAGCGCAGCCAGAAACGCAGCGTGGCCAGCGCGCCATCAACTGCGTAAAGTTTCGAGACCTGTTTCGATGCAGAAGCGCCGTATAGCAGCTCGGGCACGCCGAGCAGCACATCGAGCGCGCGATCACGGGCGATGCCGTGCCGGCGCGGACAGTTCTGCAATATGGGATAAAGATAGGCCACCAGCGTCTCGTATTTTTCGACGATTGCCAGGGCCGGAACGGCGGCGTTCTCATCCCTGACAATCATGCTTTTCTCCAAATCGTCGCCAGCCCTTCCGGGCTGGCTAGGCAGCGGTCAGGTGGTCACTGGCGAGGCGCAGGCCGAGGCCCTCGTCCGAGCTGCCCGGCCAGTAGTCGAGGGGCGCGAAACGCGAGCCCGCGTCCGACCTGTCGATCCACGAACCGCCCAGGAGGGAAGCGCGGGGATCGTCCGGATCGCCATCGGTGCCCCAGGTCCAGCGCTGCCCCGTCGCCTGGTGCCAGCCCCGCCGCGAAGTGCGGGCCATGGAAAGGCCGGTCAGCGCCGCCTTGTCGTCGTCGCTGCTGCGTTCGGTCACGCCATAGGCGCCCGAGGCGAATTCCTCGAAGCTCAACAGGCGCTTGCCGTGATGGGCGGCGATCTGCTGGGCCACCTGGAAATCCAGCACCTTGAACAGCCCGCCGCTTGGCTTTCCGGGCAAGTTGCTGCCGCCATCGGCAATGACGACACCATGGCGCGAGGTGCCGTTTTCCAGGTGCCCGACACCGGTGAAATAGATGTCGCCCCACACCTTGCGCCCACCGGGCAGCACATCGAGCGCCATGCCGCGCGGATCGGCGCAGGCCGGACGGAACGCATCATCCCAGATCGAGTCCGGGTTGATCGCCGGCACGGCATCGCCGCCCTGCCGCGCCGTCGCATTACCGCCCGGGGCGAAATGGAACCCGCCGATGCGATGGTCGTGCTCGGAAAGATCGCCCGCCCAGGCAAGCGCGGCGAGATTACCGTCATCGGTCAGCACCACGGCGAAATCAGTGCCCGGCGCTGCATGGTCGGCGTCGAACAGCACTTCCCGCCCGCTTTCGAAATGATGGTTGGTCCCATCCGTGCCGATAACGGTGATGGCATCGGCCACGATCAGGCGGTTTCCCACGCACTCGAAGGCCGGGCGGGTGGGGTCGACCTTGGAAAGGCCGAAAGGCACGTCGTCAGTCTTGGTCTTCATGGTCGTCTCCTTGGTTGAACTCGGTCTGTAAAAAGGGATGGGCGCGCTGCCAGTCGAGCAGGTGCAGCAGCACCTGCCCCGCCAGCCCTTCCGGGCGGCCGGCGGCGTCATGGGTCATGGCGCCGGTCAGGTTTTCGAGCGTGGCGCCGTGTTGCAGGCCCAACGAAATCAGGATGGCGGTGTCGCGCGCGGCCAGGTCGCTATCGCTGCCCACCTTGCGGTGCGAGCTGATGAACACCTCGGCGATCCTGCCGTCGGGATGGCACCCCAGCGTCACGGTGTAGAGCTTGCCGGTGAAAGGTGGGAAGGCGAGGTCGAAGCTCTCGCAATAGCGGCGCTGGGGCAGGATTTCGCGGCGCACGGTCATGGCCGGACCTGCCTGTGCCAGTCGGCACCGCCCCTCAGATAGCCCTCCAGCCATCCTTCGGGATAGGAGGGTGCTACGCCATAGACATGGAACTGCATGAGGATGGCCTGTTCCCGCGCGGCAAATTTGCCATCGCGCTCCGGACTGCCCTGCCGGCCGGCTTCATAGGCAACTTTGTTGTCTGCAAGCTGCCAGCGCAGTTTCTCAATCCTGTTCATGCCACCTGCTCCCCTTCTTCGATCTCCAGCACGCCGAACAGGTCCGGCATGGCCAGCTCGTCGGCCATGGCCTTCACGTATTGGCAGCCATCGACGAAATAGGCGGGGTTGAGCTCGACGGCGCGCCCCTGGCGCCTGAGCTTGAGGGCCCGATAGGGCACGCTCATCAGCCCGCCGAACGGGTCGAAGACGATCTCGCCCGGCTCGGAATATTGCGTGATGCAGCGATCGATGATGTCGAACTGCAGCGGGCAGAGATGCATTTCCCGCCCGGCCTGCGCCTGGAGCGTGTTCATGCTCAGCATGCGCGCCACATCGGTCCACACATCGTCATGCTTGGAATGGGGCGGCAGCAGCATGAAGGTGGAGGGGAGCGAGCCCCATTCCTCCATCTCTTCCGCGATCTTCACATGGTGCTGGAAATCATAGACCGCGTGGAGCTGGTAGGCCTTCCACAGCTTGAAGATGACATTGGCATCGAGGCTGCGCAGCTCTTCGCCGGTGAGCAGGCGATTGCCGGAAACCGGCATATAGCCATGGGCATCGAGCTGCCAGCGCGCCCGGCTATAGCCTTCGGCCTCGCTCCATTGACCCTGTTTCCATTCCTTTTTCCGCTTGGCCACCGGCCTATCGGCATAGCCATTGGAATTGTCCGTCGGCGGCTTGCGGAAGATCAGCAGATATTCGGGCAACCCGTTGCCCATGCGGCTGCCATCCTTGCATTGCTCGGTCCAGCCCAGCCGATAGGTCTGGTTGTTTTCCCGCACCACGTCGGTGGTAATGGTCTTGCGACTGAGGAAGGCGAAGCCGTGCCGCACGAAGGCGCGCACGCAATCGTCCGAAAACGGATAGACGGTCTGGAACCCCAGCCCGGTCATGCCGCCCGGAACGATCCGGTCTTTCACATGGATGGCGGCGACCCGGCCGGGCCGTAGCACGCGCAGCAATTGCGGGATCAGATAGTCCATCTGCGCCCAGAAATGCGCATTGTCGTCGGTATGACCGAAATCGGCATAGTTCGGCGAATACTCGTACTGGGTCGAGAACGGTATCGAGGTGACGATCAGGTCGACGCTGTCGGCCGCCATGGCGGTGCATTCGGGCACACAGTCATTGTTGACCAGCACATAGCCCTCGCCGGCGACCTCGACGCGCTCCACCCCCATGGCGCGGGTAAGGCTCTGGGCCATCGCGGCCGAGGTGAGGCCGTATTCACGGATAATGCCGGTCATGATCGCCACCTGCTCGTCATGGCGGCGCCATTTCGCTTCGAGGCTATCGCGCACCGGTCGCTCGGCCTCTGTATAGATGAGGTCGATGCGCACCCTGTGCCGTTGCAGGAAGCGATGAATGCGGTGAACCGCCTGGATGAAGTCGTTGAACTTGAAGCCGATGCCCAGGAACACCGCCCAATGGCAATGCCGCTGGAAATTGCCGCCCGAGCCCAGCATGGAAGGCTTGCCGGCCAGCTCGGCCCGCCGGCCTTCGGCGAAGTCTGCCAGCAATTCTTCCCGGCGCGCCAGGTCCTGGCTGCCATATACGGTGGCCACACCCGGCACCGCCGCCTCGATGGCGCGCCGCTCGTCCTCGAGGTCGTGCCAGATCAGCCGGTGCGCCTGGGTGTCGATCTGGCGCAGCTCCAGCATCTTGGCGATGCGCGCCGGCATGCTGTCGCGCTTTTCCCGCGCCGCGTCGGAGAGGCTGGCGGCTGCATTGCGCAGCAACCGTCCCTGCCCGCTCTTTTCCATGCCGGCCGTGGAGTGATCGGCCGGCAGCTCGTGCCAGAACACGTCGAGCCCGGGCAGCTCGTAGCCCGTATCGCTATGGCCGAGATCCGATGGCTTCTGCACGAAGAGGCCCCAGCTCGCCACCCATAGCCAGAACTCGCGTTGCTTGTGCGGATGGATGGTGAGCGTGTCGGCCTTTTCGCTATTGCGCTTGAAGAAGCGGGTTTTTGCCTGGCCCACATCCATAACTTCGAGAAAGGCCGAATAGGCCAGAAGCTCGATATACTCATTGGGGCTGGGCGTGGCTGTGGCCACGAACTTGAACCGCACCCCGTCGAACAGCCGCATGAATTCGCGGAAGGTCTTGGTGCTGCCGAAACCGCGCAGCACCGATGCCTCGTCCAGGCTGGACGCGGTGAAGCGGGCGGGATCGATCTTGCCGTCGCGCACCGGCTCGTAATTGGCGATATAGAGCCCCGGCGCCTGGGCCTGGGCATCAGTCCGGATGAAGGTGAGCTGGGGCACGCGCTCCGCATGCCCTTCCTGCCACGCCGCCAGAGCGGCCCGCTGCGCATCGGTGATATCGGGATGGTCACCCGTGGCCAGGGTGCGCACATCGGCCATGAATTCGCGGCGCACGCCCAGCGGCGCCACGATCAGGCCCATGCCGCCGAAGCGGGCGCGGATGATGCGCAGGATTTCGATCTGGATGAAGCTCTTGCCCAGCCCAAAGGCCAGGAATAGCGCCCGCCGCCCGCCAAGGCACGCCCATTTGACGCTATCGCGCTGATGCGGGTTCAGCAGCGGGTTGATCTCGTCGTCATGGACCAGGAAGCCCGATACCGGCGCCATGGCGACCTTGGCGGCAAGAAAGTCCTCATAGCGGAGGGGGAGGTTCAACATACACCCCCAATTGCTTTTTCCGACGCGTCGGGGCGATAGTTCCAACCCTGCTCAAGGAGGGCTCTATGTTCAGCAAATGGACAATAACCGGCTACGACGGCGTTGAACCTTTCTACGAAGTCGAGGTCACGATTTCCGAGGCGCGGGCGCGGGAAGTGATTAGGCTTCTCGCTGCGCGGCACCTTACCGACGACAAGATCGTCCAGGCGTTGACGAGTAAGGGCAATGTCCTGCTGGAGATCACGCGCAATGAAGGAGGGGCCTACGCCCTTTCTTGCGGCGAGAACCCGTACTACACGGCGAGATTGTCTTAAAACGCCTGTCATCCGGCTGCCACCATCAGCTCGGGCGTGGCGTTGAGGCCAACCAGCAGTTCCACCATGTGCGGCGGCACCGAATTGCCGATCAGATGACCGCACTCCGTCTTGGTGGGCGGGCGGCTGATCGTTCGGCCCTTTTTGTCGACGACCTCGATTTCGTGCCGCAGGCTGGCGGGATCGAAACCATGCGCCCGGGCGCCCTCGCTCCAGTCGAGCATGCGAATGAGGATGTCGGTTACGACCATCGTCTGGCCGTCGACTTCGACCGTGACCAGGCTATGCCTGGCCTTGCCGGTGAGCGAGCGGAGCGGGTCGTCAACGCGCTGCCCTTCCGAGCCGCTTTGATAATAGGCCTGCAAAAACGGCATGATGAGCATTTCATGCCCCCCACCACAGGTCTGCGTCGGCAGGGGCTCGCGCACATCCTGACCATCTATATCGGCGCCGCGCAGCCGGCCGAGCGTCACCGCGCCCACGCCAACCTGCGATTGCATGGTCAGCGTCGCCACGGGCTCACGGGCATCCCGACCGGGATTGACGCCACCGATGCGGCGGCTGTCGGCATTGTGCTGGGCCAGGAACGTCGCCACGAGCGCCGCGTTGCCGCCACCAGCATGCAGCGCACCAACTGGTTCGCGGAGATCGCGCCCTCGCTCTTTTCCGCCGGCCATTCCGGTTTCGCCATGCGCCAGATCGACCATCGTCACGGCAATCACCGCGTGCCCCTGCCCGCCCGCCATGATCGTGTTGAGCGGTTCGCGCGGGTCTAGGCCCACTGCATTTTCCGAGAACTTGGTTAGATGCGCCGCCACGACAACACTGTCCGGCTTCGTGGTCAGCGATTGTAAGGGCTCCCGCGTGTCGCGCTCCGCGCTTTGCCCCATTCGCCCGCCGACGCCCGCCACGACAGGCGACACCAGCATCATTTCGCCGCGACTCGCCGTGGTCAGTGTCCGCAAGGGCTCGGTGACCGGCGTCATCCGGTCCCCGCCAGCGTGGGTGATCGGCACAATGAACGGGTCTTGCGCCTCGATCACATAGCGCATGACACCCCGCGCGATCCGGCGCAGCGTCGCATCGGCCAGCGGCTTTTTCCGCCCGAAGATCGAGCGCATGGGTAGCGACCAGTCGATGATCGTATGCGCACCGACCCACGGCTTGAGGCCGAGCTTCCGCGCCAGCTTGCGCGGCGCATGCGTCCGTTCCGGCCAGGCAATGGGCCCGCCATCGGCCTTCGCCACGCCGAAATAGCGCTTCCGAATGGTAGGCACGCCATAATCGGCGCAGACCAGAACGCGCCCCTCAAAATTATAGCCCAGGCGGGCAACATGCTTGAGCCAGGCGCGCCAGATACGGCCCTTATGGCGCGGATCGGGAACGAGCTGCTGGTTCTGCACCGGCACATGCTCGCCCTTGGCCGCCACCGTGCCGTCGAGTTTCAGCACCCGCCCGGTTTTCTTGCAGCGCTTGGCGATCAGCGGACCCCAGGTCTGGATTTCCTGCACGTTCTCAAGGGTGACCAGTTCCGGATGCACCTGGCCCATCCAGCGAACCACCACCCAGGCGAGCGAGCGGCTGCGTTTACTGACCGGCTTGCTGCCCTTGGCAACCGAGAAATGCGTGCAGTCGGGCGAAGCATGCAGCGCACGCACGCCCCGGCCCTTCGTCGCCTGGCGCGGATCGACCTCGAACACGTCGCAGCGCATATGGGTGGTGTGCGGATGCCGCTTTTCATGCACCGCAATGGCGAGCGGATCGTGATTGATCGCCAGATGCACATGATAGCCGGCATCTTCCAACCCGTCGCAGCCGCCGCCCATGCCGGCGAACAGCACCACGGTCATGCGATCGTCGAGGCCGAAGGAGGGCAATGGGCGCCGGATGCGGCGGGCGCGAGAGAATGAGCCGATAGCGTTCATGCCGCCACCCAGCCATTGGCCATGAGGCTGATGACGCGCTCTCGCACGTCCTCGGCGAAGAAATAGCGGCTCTGCCGGCCCTTCGCGTCCGGCTCGATGCTCACCTCGAACCCTTCGGCGCAGAGGCCCTTGCGCAGGCTCTGCAACAGCTTGCCGCTCTGCAGCATGTCGAAATCGCACAAAACGATATTGAGCTCGCCGGTCAGCGCGCCGGACGGGCGCGCCATCAGCTCGATGGCGACACGGCGCCAGGGCGTCTTGAACAGCTCGCGCCCGGCGGGCGATGGCCGGGCCGCTTCGGGTGCACTGTCGATACCCGAACCGATCCGCGCCCGCCCCGCAAGGCCCGCCCGCGCATCGATCGCGCATCTTTTCAGCCGCGATGCCGGCATGCCCACCAGGCGCGCCATGACCGGGAAGGACACGTCGCGCTCCAGCATCAGCAGCAATCCATGCAGGAAATGCGGGTCGTGCTCGGCATCGGCCTGGAGGGCGCGCGCGTGCAGGTTCGTCGCAATGGCATTCATCTGGGCACCTCGACCGGTACGATTTTGCGATTGTGGAATTGCGGGCCGCCATCGGCGCGGGCGGTGATGGCCCGGAACTGCGCGCAGGCGGCTTCGATCTGCTCGACGGCGCCGGCGCCATAGGACGCGATCATGATGCCGCCGACGGTCTCGACATCAAGGCGATGGCTGCCGCTGGGCTCCAGCACGACGCGGGCGACGATCTCGTCGGGGCGATAGGTGGGCATATGCCTCATGGCTGCCCCTCCCCTTCGCGCCGCGCTGCATGCTGCGCCGTGGCAAAGGCCGAGGCGGCGGCGCGCTGATTGTCGCGGCTCGACAGCCCCATCACCCGGGCGCGGTTGCGCACATAGGCCTTGCCGGCCTTGCCGGGCCGGCCGATCTGAGCCGCCAGCAGCCCGACCAACGGTCCGCCGGTGGTATTGCCTTCATAAGCGCCGCGAATGATCGCGTCGGCCTCAGCCGTGGAAAGGGGTGCGGATGGCGGCTGCTCCGCCGTGGCTTCGACAGGCCTGCCATCCGCTGCGGCGTCCCTTGCGGGTGCCGCGCTCGGTTCAGCCGCTGCCGGCCGATCCTGGGTGTAACGTTCATCATGCTCTTCGCCGTCCAGCGCTTTCAGGGCGACCGTGGCCAGGCTGCCCATCGCCTCGATGGCTTCCGGCGTGAAATCCACCGTCTCGCCGTCGAGCGCGGCAATGCCGCAGAACTCGGCCAGCTTCTGCACCGCATCGCTGCTGACCCGGTCGCTCGACAGGCTGAGCGCCAGCACCGAAAAGGCGAACTGGTGCCATTTGCGCGGCGGCAGCGGAGCGATCGGGGCGGGCTTTTCCGCCTTGACCGGCTTCGGCTTGGGCGGGCTGACCACCGGCGCGGCGGCGGAAAGGATCTTCTCGCGGCTTTCCTGCACCGCGCTCTCGAAATCGTCCTCTTCCAGCGCAGCAAGCTTTTGCGCCCGGCTGGAGAGCTTTTTGTCGATGCCGATCTCGGCCAGCGTAAACGGCCTGTCAGCCGCCCCGCCCATCGCCGTGTTGTCGAAAACCGGTTCCCCTTCCGCACCGGTTTCCGGCTCCGCAACATTGCTGTTGGTCGGGCGCCCGCCCTGGCTCAGCAGGCCGTCATCCTTCACCTTGCGCAACAGGATGCCCAGCTTGCGCTCGGCTCGCGCCACGATCTCGGTGGCATCGGCCTGCAATTTCCGGTCCTTGGCGATACGGGCATAGGCCTTCGCCTTCTGCGCATCGCCATGCAGCTTCGTCACCTCGTCGAAGCTGACGGCGGCGGCCAGGGCCTCGCGGGCATGTTCGTAAACGGCCAGCTCGCTCATAGCCCCGCCTCCGCCTTGATCTGCTCCATCAGCTTGTGGGCGCTGACGATGATCGATTGCAGCTTGGGCAGGATCGCCTCGGCCTCGTCCGGGCTGATTTCGCCATCGGCGAGCGCCTGGCCGATGGCCACCATGGCCTTGCCCAGCGCCTGCGCCATGGCGCCCGAGCCCTCGACGATGGCGACGGGGCCGATATCCTGGGGCAACGGCACCACGATGGCGCCGGCGATATCGGCGAGGATGCGCAGCACATGGGTGGAGCGCGTTCGGTCGAGCAGATCGGCCAGCACGTCCACCGGCGCAAATTCCGCGCGATTGCGGTTTTCGTAGGACGAAAGCGTCTGCTGGCTGACATTGGTCAGCTCCGCCGCCTGCCCCTGCGTGCCGATTTCATCGACCAGCAGGCCGAAATCAGTCTTGAGGGCGCGATAGACATCAGCGCGCAGCCGCCGGCTGGCTTGGGGCTCGCTCATGCGTAAACCCTCCTGCATTTACAGGGTGACAGTCGCCGCGCTGCGCGCGACAACCGGACCATCATCGTGTTGGGGGACAGGGCGAGATGAGCAGCCGCTTTCCGAACTACCGGCCGAGCACGGCCCTGCGCCAGGCCATCGAGGCCCTGCGCGCGGCAGAGAAAAAGCGCCGGGATGCGGAGAACGCGGAAACCGTCTCTCCACATCCCGGCCAGTCGGGAGGCCCCGACGCCCATGCCGCAGCGCCGGGGCGAGAAGGCATCGACGATCCCGCGACGGCCGAGGACGGGGCCTCGCAGGAAAAACACGGCCTGGAGCCAGCCGCTGTCGATGCCCTCACGTCCGGGCGCATGGTGGACGGTTTTCCGGGAGGCAATCATTCGACACCTCGCCGGAAAACCGCTCTGATCCGCCGGCACAACCCAAGGAGAATCAGATGACGAACACGGCTGACCTGCCGCTTGAAAAGGAAATCACGGGGCTCAAGGCTCGCATCTTCGCCCAGGAGCTGCTGACAATGCAGCTTATCGTCGGGCTGAGCGGGATCACCGCCAATCCCAGCGAGACCTCCGCGCAATTGTTCAACAGCGCCCGCGCCATTCTGGACAGAAGCGAGGCCACCACCGGCGCCGAGATCACGGCCCTCACCAGGGACCGGCTCGCCAAGCTCGAGGCCATCATCAGCCAGCCGCCAAAAACGCCCGCTTGAGCCATCCACCACCAGGTCGGGGGCGTCCAGAAAGGCCATGCGTTCGACGCGTGGCGCCGGTCTGTTGCCCAGGCGCCCGATGGTCTGGGCAATGAATGAGAAGGGCGCGCCGATCATTCGACTCGCCCCCGAAAAAGCGTTCTGATGCGGGCAACGAGCTTATGGAGAATCACGTGAAAAGCCCCGTCGACTTGACGAGCGTGCCGCAGACCCCGGAGCAAATGACCGAAATGGTGTTTCGGTTGGGAATACAGCGCGCATATCTCGACATATCCACCGAGGCGCGCCGCCGCCGCATCACCGAGCACGACATTGCTCTGATCGAGCGCCATATCGTCGAGCTGACGACGGGCAATGACACGGCCATCGGCCAGCAGTTCCAGACCTTCGAAGCGGAGCCCGCACTTGCAGCCGCTCGTCAGAAGCTCAAGGACTACTTCGCGCTGACGCGCGAGGCGCGGGCCCAGAATATCGTCAACAAGTGAGGACCATGCGCTCATGGCGCGACCTCAGCGGGAAAGGGGCGCAGTACACCGCTCGGCCACCGAACATCGGCTGGCCAGTTGTCCGAAAACCAACGCATCGCATTTTCGAAATTCCGGGTGTTGAGATCACCACCCGAGGCTATCGCTCCAAGTCGCCCGCCGCCGTTGAGAAGCTTTGTGCTGAGGGTGCTCATCGAAACCCCGGTCGCCGCAGAATACGCGGTTGCTACTGCTAGAAGCTGTTGTGTGAGGGACATCGACGAAGCGCTCCAAAGCGAAATCGCCTTCATAATCGGATTTTATTCCGTCCTGTCAACGGATTTCAATCCGATACCCCGATGTTTTTGGCTAAGCTATTGTTGGGTATGATGGAATTTGATCCGAATACTCTCGCGGGACGCATTGAGCGCCGAATTTCCGAGCTCAAAACGAACCCCACTGCGGTGTCCGAAGAGGCAACCGGTAAGCCGGACGCTGTGCGAAAGATTTACGACAAGGCCAAAAAGCACGAGCCCTTTGCGCCGCGCATCAGCACGCTTCGGGGCTTGGCCAAGGCGCTCAAGACTTCGGTTGCCTGGCTGACGGAAGGCGAAGGCCCTGAGTCTGTCGATGGTGAAAGTGTACTTTCACCTTCAGCGATCATTCATAATGGCGAAGCCCTTCGATTTGCAGGGCGCGTCCAAGCCGGTGCATTTGTGGCCACGGACGAGTATTTCAATCAAGATTACGAGCCTGTTCCATCGCATGTTCTGCCCGTTCCCAAGTATTCCAAAGTTCGCCAATACGCATGGCGCTCCTATGGGGACAGTATGAACGAGGCGGGAATACTAGACGGCATGTGGGTTGTGGGTGCGGACGCTTCTGACTTCATCGACGTTTATGGAGACATAAGAAGTGGTGACTTGGTTGTTGTCGAGCGAACCCGCCACCAAGGAACGGAGCGCGAGCTAACGGTCAAAGAGGTGCATTTCTTCAAGGACCGCTACGAACTGCGCCCCGTATCCAGCAACAAAGATCACTCCCCCATCGTCGTGCAGCGTGACCACGAAGTCGACGGAGACGGCATCGAAGTGAAGATCGTCGGTGTCGTGCTTACCGCCTATGCGAACCTCCGAGCAAACCGATAACCGGATTTAATTCCGATTTCTCATTGACGCGGATTTAATTCCGATTTAGCGTCCCTTCAGCTTTACCACTGGAGGGCATCATGCTCGCTACCTTTCCAACATCGCCCGAAAACGACCGCCCTCTCTCCGAAGAAGAGTGGATGGACCGTTTTGTCGAGGACATCATCACGCTCAATGCCGAAGGCGGCGCCACCAAGGGGCGGCTTTATGAGCTGGGCTGGTCACCGCAATTCATCGAAACCAGGCTGGATAAGGCCACGGCAATGGCCAACAAGCGCTTCGTCCGCGATATCGACGCCGATCCGCACCGCTCGCTGACCACGGTGCAGAACGAGATGGCCGATATCATCGCCTCCCTGCTGCCGCCCGCCCAGATCATCGTCAGCGAACTCCAGGGGCGCGGCTTCTCGGCTCGTCATATCGACCTTCTCCTGCCCAAGGCTCGCGCCAAGGCGGCCCTGGCCTTCTGCCACGGGCAAACCGGGTGGGCTAACTGATGGGCACCACCGATATCTGCGCCATGGTTGCCGTTGAGGGCGGCCCGCCGATGGCTGACTGCTTCGAAGGCTGGTTTGAGGCCTATCCGCCCCATGGTCTCACCATGGAAGAATGGTGCGATGCCTGCGCCTCCGCGCAAGCCTATGGGCCGGATGTCATCTGCTTCGACTTCGACGGCGAGGATATCGAGTGATGGTCGAACGCATCGCCACCTTCCTCGAAAGCGATATCGGCCAGCTCGTCATGGGCTGCGCCGTCCTCGCGCTCATCTGCGGGAGCATCCGCTGATGTCCGGCCCATTCCTCAAGACCATGCCATCCGGCGTCATGTTCGACTTCGCCGCGCCCCGGCCCGAAATGGTAACGCTCTATGACATCTGGTATTGCCTTGCCCGCATCAATCGCTGGGGCGGCAATATCGAGCCGGTCACCTATACCGTGGCCCAGCACAGCCTGGTAACGGCCAGCGCCTGCCGCCTGCCGCAATCGCGCGTCTATGCCCTGCTGCACGACGCGGCGGAGGCCTATATCGGCGACCTGCCCACCCCGCTCAAGCTCTGGCTGGAAAACGCCGGCGCCGGCATCCTCGGTCTCGAAATGCGTATCCTCTTCGGGGCTATATTCCCCGCCTTCGGCATCAACCCGCCCGGCAAGGAAATCGCCGCTGACGTTCACAACGCCGACCAGATTGCCCTCGCCACCGAATACCGCGATATCGTCCAGGGCCGCAACGCGGGCTGGACGCCCAAGGCGCCGCCCATGCGCACGCGCATCACCTTCCAGCCCACCCCCAAGGTGGAAGAACAGTTCCGCCTCGCCCTCGAGGGCGCACTGCGGCCGTTCGGCAGGGTGCAGTGATGGGCGATCCGTCCTTCCTTTTCGGCTTCGGCTGCGTTGCCTGCGCCCTGCTCGGCCTGCTGATCCGGGATCTGCTGTAATGAGTGAGCGCAAAGCCGCTGTGGCATCGAGGTTACCCATTCGGCGCGGCCTGGGCGAAGCAGAGGCCGCGCTCTATATCGGGCTAGGTGCCAGCAAATTTGCCGAGCTGGTGCGCGACGGCCGCATGCCCCGGCCGCGCCTGATCGACAACCGCCGCGTCTGGGACATCGACGATATCGACGCTGCCTTCCGGGCCTTGCCAATTGAGGGCGAGATGGAGAAGGATGACAACCCTTGGCACTAAACGCCGGCAGGGGTAGAGCAATGGCCACGATCAAGCTCAAATACATAAAGAGCTATACTGATCGGTTGGGCAACAGGCGACACTACTTCAACAAGCGCGGCGAGCCTTCCACCGCCCTGCCTGGCCTGCCCGGATCACGCGAGTTTATGGCGGTATATCAGGTCTGCCTCGATGCAGCCGACGCGAAGGCGCCGCGCCGGTCACTTGTGGAACGCACGCGAATTGCTCCAGGCAGCGTGGACGATATTGCCATGCGGTTCTACGCCTCCGCCGAATTCAAGACATTGGCCGCAATCACCCGCTCCACCTATCGCAATGAGATTGACAAGTTTCGCCGCGAGAAGGACTCCAAGGGCAACCCACATGGTGCGAAGCCCATCGCCATGCTTGATCGGCGAGCCGTCAAGGCGTTGATCGCAGAAAAGGCCGACAAGCCGGGCGCTGCTAACAATCGGCTACGCACCATCAAGCTCCTGGTCAAATTGGCCATTGAGGAAGATCTGCGCACCGACGATCCGACAATCGGGGTTAAGGCGCTAAAAGTTGGCAATGGCGAGGGCTTCCTGGTCTGGGAAGAGCATCATATCGACAGCTTCCAGCGGCGTTGGCCCATCGGCACCAAGCCGCGCCTGGCACTCTCCCTGCTACTGTTCACTGCGCAGCGGCGCAGCGATATCGTACGCATGGGTCGCCAGCATGTGCGCAACGGCATGATTTCCGTGCGCCAACAAAAGACCGGCGCCTACCTCGATATTCCCATCCACGACGATCTGCGCCCGATCCTGGATGCTGTCACCGTCGATATCCCTGCCTTCCTGCTGTCCGAGCACGGCAAGCCCTTCCAGCCAGCATCCTTCGGCAACTGGTTCGGCGATCGCTGCCGCGAGGCTGGATTGCCCACAGGCTATAATGCCCACGGCCTGCGCAAGGCCGCTTGCCGCCGCCTGGCCGAGGCCGGCTGCACCACTAGGGAAATCATGGCCATTTCCGGTCACAAGACTATCGAGGAAGTCGAGCGTTATACCCGGTCTGCCGACCAGAAAAAGCTGGCAAAAGCCGCTATGGCGCGGCTGGGGCATTCTAACTCTTGA